CTTGTATTAGCTGATATATCCGCATAGATATTTCCAGAACCAGATAAAGAAACAGAATTATTAGGGAACGAAACGGTTGGACAGCATGGAGATAATGTGGCACATTTTTCTGGTGGCAAAGGATTAGAAATGGTGCCGCCGATAGCTGGAATAACATATGGAAAAGATGCGGAATTTTTAGAAATAAAATAGTACTCTTGTCCGCTTTTAAGCTCGGTTAAACTACTACTGGAACCAGGAGATCCGTCTATATTTTTAAAAAAAACTGGAATTATACCATTCTCTTCTTGACTACCATATATTGTATATATGTTGCTAATAAAATTATTATATTGTAATAATAAACTAGGTTCTAATCCAGCGGGAGCTGATAATAGTGGCAAAGGTTCACTACCTAAATATCTTTCTATTATAAACTCATTAGTAATCAACATGTTTTGCCTCTTATTATTACTCTTTGTATCTATGCGATATATTTAGTTATACACCGGTATTAGTTAAAATAATTTGACCTATATTTATTGTGCCAATATATTGTGAACCATTTAGTGTTAATTTAATACTTTTACCAAAGTACGGCCCGATAAAAGATAAATCTCCAACTTTATTTCCTCCAACAAAGAGGCTAGCAGAAGATGGTATTGGCGCAGGCTGGCCGGGCTGAGGAAGTAAAGCAGAAGGTAAAACGGGTACCAATACGGATATATTAGATGATGAATTAGCAGGGATAACTCTAATAATTAGTAGATTGTTGTATCTATATGTCCAATTATTTGCAAGATTGAGCACTATCTCTGGATCCACTTGCATAGAGGGAGTTACTGTTGGAGTGGGGTTAGGCGTCATATTAGGAGTAAGAGTAGGGGTCGGGGTTGGAGATCTCGACACAGAAGGCGTAGGTCCAGGAGTGGCAGGGTTTTCTAGGCACTCTACCATCATTAAATCCTCAGATGTATAGTTACCATCTGTTAAAATAGCTTTAAGTAACATGTAATTTTTTTGAGACATATTAAATTTCCTATATTATCTTAGTTAGATGACACCCCAAGAGGCAGTGGTGTTTGTGTCATTGTTGGTGTTGGAGTCGGGGTAGATGTACTAGTACTAGTAGGAGTGGGGGTAGAGGTTCTGGTTATCGTGGGCGTAATACTACTAGTGACTGTTATTGTCGGTGTTGGAGTAGGAGTTACGGTATTATCTGTGCAATCCATGGTTCCGCATTCGCACTTGGTAGTACCGGAAGTATAATTTGTATAACTTATGGATCCTATGCTATTAGTATTTGCGATTGCATTTTCTCTTGTTAGATAAAAAGAGAATGTGCTAGAATTAGTTAGATTTCCATATTTTTTAGCAAATCGAACGATATTTATAGATCTTTGTCCTGGATTACTTTTTATTATATTAACCCCACTACCATCTCCAGCTAAGAAAGGGGTTTTCTTAATATATAGACCAGTCTCGTCTATCTCTTCTAAATAATTAGTTAAGACTGTGGACGGAAATGGTAAAGATAGTGTGGTGCATACATCTGTTGATTTAATGCCTAAATTCCACACAGATAATCTGTTAATAGGCATATCTACTAAACCATTATCATAAGTTACTGGATTTTCTTGTGTCCATATACCAATATCTGTGTCCATAGACCATAGCGGAATAGTATTTGATTGTATTTGACTATTGAGCTCTAGTGTTACGGTAGCTGACTTAGACATAGTATAAGCGACATTACCGAATTGATCCGTGGCTTCTATAGAGAAAAGGGCATAAGTATAAAATACCGCATTATCTGATACCAAGTTATAATTATTATCTAAATAATTAGACACATTGAATCCGCCAGGAAATATTTTTAAAGCCTTTTCATCAGATACTCCGAAGTGAATAGCTCTAAAAGTTATATCTCCGTTCAAAACCGTACCAGTTTTTGATCTCAACACAGTTCCACTTGGTACGATAATATCACATGTTTCCGGTTTTAGTTGTGTGGGCTCGCAAGTTAGTACGACTGAATTAGTAATTTCTCCAATATTGTTAGTGGTAGTCGTAACTGTTGCGTGTGACACAGATGTGGGCATACCGCTATTGTTTAATAGGTTTATTTCGATGGTTCTATTGGATTTGTCTGCTAATACAAGATTTTGTCCAGTATGCATGAAGCCCGGTTTAATAACTTTTAGGTAAAAAGTAATATTATGATTATGACTTAGGATAGGTGAATTATCTAATAGATTAATACCAACAGAAGATTTGTTGATTTTTTGAATATTCAATAAACGATTTTGTTGCAATACTCCGTTGTATCTGACATTAGATATTGTTAATGCCGCATCCGAAAGATCTATATCGTTACTATTTTGTATATCTTTGAATGATATAGTAAATACTCTAGAGCTTGATAAAGCATTATCTACAGTCTCTGTATCTAAATTGATATCTATTGATTCTGGCAAAACTCCACAAGTATTACCACAGCTAAATACATATAGAGGCGTTCTTTTAGACACGTTGGTGGATAAATCTGTTAAATTAAAACTAATATAAAACACAGGAGACGTATTGGCTGAAATTATGGATACTAATGTGTTAAAATTTTGCTCAGTTTCACTACTAGCGAATAGTTCACCCGAAGCGTTTGAAAAATGAACACCAGTACTAGGCGCAGAACTAAAAGAATATCTGTATTTGCGGCCAGGTACTAAATTTTCTGCAACCGCTACAAGATTGATTGGGAGATCACAGTTTGGTAGCAGCTTATCTCCCGACTTATTGATATCGTCTAATATTAATTTAACACTAAAATCTGACCTATATTTGTCATGACATTTTGTGCATCGTACCAAAGTGGTATTATGAGCTAACGCTTGTCCAGAATCGTTTTTTAGATAAGCTTTAATAATAGCTGTTTTTACACCTATTAAAAGCACGGAGGGTTCGCGCCTAATACTTTGTGACGAGGCGCTAAAGAATCTATTATCGTCTTCTGGAAAACGTATCTCTCCTATGACATTATCAAAATATTGTACAGCAACAACCTCATAGCTTAGCGTATAGTATTGATTAGTAGCCAGCTCTGTGCATATAATAGGGAGAGTATATGTTTCCAAACAGCTCTCTAGATCACAAAAGTTCCATATATCTTGTTGAAATTGAAGTGTAGCCATTATTAATCATTCCTTAATTACACGATGGTATGTTTAAGACCAAAGCATTGTTATATAAAATATCTAGAGAGTCTGTTTTTAAGATTTGTATTTGACAAATCTGATTATTAAAATTAGCGGCATTTGCTAACGATATATTAATAGATCCAGATAATGTCTGAGCCGGAATCGTTAAAGCAGAAGCAGATACTGTGGTGATTGGCGAGGTTCCTTGTACAATAATTCTTGCTATATATTCTTGAGCGACAGAAGAGGCCTTATTAGTTAACCAATTCAGTGTAATTCTCGGAGCACCCCCTGAACAGCCATACTCGGTGGATGAGACGGTTACAGAAGCGGGGATAGACGACTGGGTTGGTGTTGGTGTTGGGAATATTTCACAGGGATTATCCTCAAACATGGGAGGTTCTATGTTTTCTATATCGTAATTACATAGATAATCAAAATCTGATTCTATATAACCATTATTACCGAATGTAGTATCAGCAACAGTAAATTCTCCAGACGTGTCTTTGGATCTTCTAGCGACTCTGAAAGAATAGTTATAGTCGTTACCCCCAAAGCCAACTATATACAGCTTATTATTATAGACTACTAGCGCAGAAATGGTCTCAGACTGTATATTTTGAGCACTAAGCCTATTCTTTCTCTGGTTTCCGAATAGATCGGTCTCTGTACCGCCCAAAAGTACAGGAGTCGTATTACCAGATGATAAATTGTATTTGGCTATAACGAATCTATAAGATTTACGGGCGTATGATGCTGTGACATCCGATATATCTTGTAGGACTTCTCTCTGCATTGGTTCTGGATCTAAACTATAAGGTATTTGATTACGACTAATAGTATCAGCAACGGTTCTAAGTGTAACGGGTCCCTTTCTCGGAATTGGGCTATTGAATTCCGTGTCTGAGATAGTATATTCGTTGTAAGCTATATTATAACCAACATACCATGATTGACCATCTTCTACAAACATTGACGCATCATATTCTGGTAAAACCGTTACTGCTCCGCTATACGGCTGTGGTATCGCAAGTTTCCAAGATCCGTCTTTACCATTTTGATATTTGTATTTGCATACTCCAACCATATTACTATCAGCATATGTTATTGCTAAGTATATGCCTTCATTATTTATGAGACATGTTTTGAGCATCGGCTCTGTTTTTATCAAGGGGTCGACAATCAGATCAGAGGGTTGGATCTTAAGAGTACCATTATTATAGAAACTAGTATCAACAGAACCATTCAGATTTATGCGGGACACGACAACAACCGAAGATCCTGTTTCGTTTTTATTTTGTGCAACAACTAATAATTTTTGATCTATTACAGCAGCCCTTTTAATCTGATACTGAGTAGAAACCGATCCGGCGTCTATGTTCACAATGCCTCCGGTACCAAACGAAGTATTGATTCGACCAGCACCAGAAATACTAGCTGCGCTATATGTATATTTTTTATTAACTATATCATAAGTTTCTAAGAACAATATAATATTATTATTTACTATTAAAGCGTCCCCTATTCCTACTATTTTTGTGTCTTCGATAGCAGATATCTCTAAAAAGCCTCTGTTTCCAAAGGTCGTGTCTATAGAACCTGTTGAAGCAAAATGTCTTGATATCACAGCGCTACCACTGGTATAGCTAACAACCAGAAACTTACCGCCTTGAGGTAGAATTTTCTTAGCGTTCACACTAACTTGAGCGCCGATATCGTTTTTAAAGGAATGGGTTGTGGACCCGGATACTCCGAACGAAATATCTAAACCGTTATTTTTAATCTTAGATAAAGATATTTTACTTGCTACATTGGTATACGGAACACCAACACAGATCGACGATCCCGCTAATAATAAGGTATTAGCAACTATAGCTGCATCAATTGGCTTATCTATAGAAATTGGACTAGTAAGATCCGTATCTGTTACATCGCTACAGGCTACAGCAAACTTCTTCTCTTTTCTGGCATCAGAATCAACAAAATTATTAAATCTATATGAACAGCCAGTGTCGCTAGTGGGCGTAGTGGTAGGTGCTGGGGTTGACGATGGACAAGGTGGACATGGTTTTACTGTAGAGGTGGGAGTAGGTGTTGGTACCGGAGCACAAGAGAACGAAATCTTCCATTCTGTGCTTTCGTCACACGCAGACTCCAAGATACAAACAATATATCTCGATCCCCTATTAGGTATTTTAATAGTGTCATATGTACCATAGGTATGATTTTTGCGATCTATACCCGCACAAAATAAATACTCATTATTATCGTCTTTATCTACAGTACCAATATATCCACTATTGTATAATTCTGTACCATCAAGATCATAGAGAGACAGCTTTTCTGGGGATCCATAAAAACTATATGTTAAATTAATCTCATAATTGTTCGTAGATAGTAAATCCACAACGAATTTATTACCGCTTAATTTTTTCTTAGTAATTATAGATGGACACAGGAATCTAGGTAAAGAACCCAAGTCTCCTACCCCTGGAATAGATAGGGCTTCTCTGGTGGGCGTGGGTGTTACAGAGGGTCCGTCTATCACCGGTATGGTGCCAGAGATTGTGAAATTAGGACAATGACAATCTGTGGAATCGCATGTAAGATTAATAGCGTATGTTCTAAGCAGCGTATTGTCTGTTAGATAAACACTATATATTAAAGGATAATTTGTTAAGCCACATACTTTATTAGATAATTGACTCTGATAGATCAAATAATTCTTACAGGTGGCGAATCCTGATGAAGAGCTATTGATAGTGCCAAAATTAGGAACCCCTTCTAGCCCAGCCGGTAAATTTAAAGCATATTTATATGTAGTATTTGGTAATAGTCCACTGATAGTGGTATATATAACTAGATCATCCGAGCCGCAAGATTCAGAGTCATTACCGAGCCTAATGCTGATTTTGGGCAAGCCTCTGGTTGGCGATGGAGTAAGTGTTGGGGTTATACTGGGTGTTACAGAAGGAGTAACACTAATAGTGGGCGTAACAGACGCTGTAGGAGTAGGAGTAGGGGTGTTTGATGATGTTACAGTAATTGTTGGCGTGACTGATGCTGTAACACTTGTGGTAGGGGTTGGTGTGGGTGTATTAGGAACCTGTGTACCAGTTGGAGTATTTGTTGGGGTCTTAGTGGGTGTTTGCGTTGGAGTCTTGGTTACGGTTGAGGTTGGAGTTGGAGAAGGCTTAGCTGGTGGTAGTCCTCCACAATCTATACCCAATATATCTTCTGATAGGGTCTTAATAACACCATTATCGTTAATAGTTACGCGGGCTTTGATAACAAAGCTTTCGGAACCTTCTAAATATACTATATTGTCTATAGATTCTGATGATGCGGAGGCTATTATCTCGGTTGACGCACTAGCGAACGAGGCTGAGCCGGGACCTATGGAGCTATATTCTACTGTGTATGTATCATAAGGAATTAGATTCTCAAGCAAAATAGGTATAGAGAGTCCTACAGAGCAACAGCTCGGAGTATCAGCTTTAAGTACTATTTTATTACCGAAACTAATTTTAACGCTACTCATTACGAAACCTTCTTCTTATATATTAGTTGGCGTAGGTGTTGGGGTCGGGGTGGGCGTAGGAGTCGGAAAACACGTATCGCAATCAAAAAACAAGATTGTATCTGTTTTTATATTATCTAATAAATCTGTTACCTCTAGCTTCAAGCTAATTTTCTTAAGAGACCCACTATAACTAAATACTGTATTAATATTTTGAATATTATTACCAGCTATTATCGTTCCGCTTTTAGGCGATATATTAGCAAAATAATCATCAGGAGTAGAAAATAGATAAGAATATGATCTACCAATTTTAGCATTTTTAATCGAAGCAACCACACTCTTATACTGACCACAACTCTTCATAAGTTCTTTGGAATCCGTAACAAATTCAACGTCTGGCGCAGATGGTCTGCCGCACTCTACCGTAAGAATATCTTCACCATAATTGAAGCCCACATACGGCACATTAGTAGCATCAGCGGGCATTTCATACGACCCCTTCTCCGTCTCAACACTATTGGGATCAATAGAGGTATTATATAACCAGTTGCAATATCTTGCTCCATCTAACCAGCTCACAAAATTCACTGGCTTATTTTCCATATTGGGCTTACAAGTATAGCTAAATGTTTGATTAGTATTCGATGATCTAGTAATGCCGCCTCTAGGGTCTGTGGTCATTTTACTATTGTATAAGCCATATCTATCAGATTTCGCAGCGACGGAATTTAAAAATACCATATATTCATTATTAGTTACCGGATGCTTTTTCATATAAAAAGAATGCGGAACAGAGCCTATCCCATTATCATCCGCATCGTTCATGCCTAGAAAAGATCCTGATACCATGGAAAAAGTAGATGTATCAATACTAAGGGTTTGATTAACCTCGGCAGCAATACGAAGTCCTAAAGAACTAGACTCAAAAACCGGTTTGTTTTCAACTATTTGTCCAAGTTCAGAGATCGGACTATTCCAAGAACCACCAGTATATGGTTTAAGAGAGGTCGATATATCATCAAGCCATTCATTAATATTTCCATTTTGATCATAGGTACCATAATAACTCGGCCCGCCATTGGTACCAACGGTAGTCAAATTGCCGTCTTGACCATTCCAATCGGCTGTATTTCCAAAATTCGCAAAATTGCCCGATGCCCCAGCAGAACCGTCGCCAGAAGTATTACTGGTTACTGCAACAGGATTATTATTGCTCATAGTTGCGTATTGAGAATATTCTTCTGTATCTGCATTATAATAAGCGCTCTTATACCATTCATTGCGATTAGGCAGCCAATACTTTGCGTCTTTTCTATAATCAAGGTCCGTAATTTTGAATTTAATAATATAAGATCTAGACCCCTCTAAAGAAAATCCTATTGGTATATTCATAGGCTGATTTAGAGACTGTGTCATAACATAGAAATTGTTTTGAGCAAAAACAATAGAGCCTCTAGATATAGAAGATAGTTCGCAATAATATTTATGTCCGGGTATCATACCCGATACGGTAACTATGCTAGATACTCCGGTAGAACAACATCCTTCGTTATTCACTAAAATATTTTTTTCTGCAAATTTTACAATTAAATTACTCATTATTCGCACCCATAGCATTGAATTAGTAATATATCTTCATCTAGTATTATATCAGGATATTTAGCATCAAATACTCTAACCTGTAAACTAACCATATTGCCTTTGGATGGATTAACGGTCACTACGGTATTTATGTTTTGTTCGGAGAAGCCTGCGGTCACAAAGCCGGTAGCCGGTGACAATAGTGGCGCCGCATCGCTAGTAAGACAAACAAAGTCGTATTTATATGTAGTTCCGATACGGGCATTTGATATGGTGCAAATAATGTTGAGTTGTTCTCTGCACCTATTGGGAGGATTTACCATCATGACCGGACCAGCATCAAAGTTTACACGAGGCATAGATGCAGTGACAGGCCTAGCGGTTGGGGTTGGTGTAGGTACCGCTGGAATAGAAGCACAGCTAGCGGCTACCATATCAGAGGCAGCTATACCAGTATCTGTCTGATTAATGGTTGCTTTTAAAATATAATTATACTGTGGATCTACGTTAGCTACCGTGGTAAATTTTTGCGTTGGTGTCGAAGCAAAGATCGTTATAGCTGCCGGGTCAAACACCTGTCGAGTAGATGACGGGTTCAATAATTCAAATAATATAGTATATTGTCTACCCGGTATTAAGTTAGAAGCCTCCGCTACAACGATAAAGGAGCCCTTAAGACATTGGGCATTTGGCAAAGTAATAGTTTTAGAATTTCCCTCTATACCATAATGAGAAAAATCAAACTTAACAGACAGCGAAGGTGAGGTATTTACTGTTTCTGGCATCGGGGGCTCTTGTTGTGTGCTGGGGAATTTAATAAATAAATTAGCCATATATTCCTAAAATCATTATAAATATACCAAAATCTCCTTCAAAATAAAAGATTCTAAACTATTATACACAATATAGTTTCTTTTTGAATTAACTTTGACAAGCAATTGTTGTCAAACTTTGTGCTGTGCTTGTGCTATCTGAAACACTACAACTAACTACAAAAGAGCCTATTTTTTCTAGTGTATAAACGTAAGTAAAAATTTTATTATTGTTATTGGACATTGCAAATTGGCCGGTTCTTGGCTCAATAAAAATATTATTAATATTGTTATTATTACCAATAGATTCTACATTAAAGCTATAGTTATAAACGGTATTTGGTACACCAGAGACATTAGCGGATATTAATATACCGGTATCGCACTTACCTGAAAAATTAATTTGATCAAAAGTAACCGCAAAACTAGGCCTAGTATATAAAGGAGTCATTGTCGGAGTGAGTGTTGGCGTAGGGGTGGTCGTTGGTGTTGGTTCTGGTGTTTGTGAAATAGTAGGGGTGACCGATGACGTAGGCGTCTGGGTGGGCGTAACGGTATTAGTAGCAGTAATACTAGGGGTGATAGTTTGGGTGGGAGTTAAGGATATAGTTGGAGTAACTGTTGGGGTTGGAGTACTTGTAAGACCAGGCGTAGGTGGAGGGGTGTGAGTGGTGGTGTTAGATGGGGTAATCGAAGGAGTAACTGTAACCGAAGCAGTAGGAGTATTTGTCGGAGTATTGGTTGGAGTTACTGTGCTCGATGGGGTAAATGAAGGAGTTATAGACACAGTAGGAGTATTTGTTCTGGTAGGAGTAGGCGTCCTAGTTGGTGTTTTGGATGGTGTTATCGATATTGTCGGCGTCACTGTTGGCGTCACAGACGGCGAGTTGGTGACTGTTGGGGTGATCGTGGTTGTTGGGGTTGGTGTGGTAGTGTTGGTTGGGGTAGGGGTGGGAGTACGGGTTGGAACAGCGGTGTCCAACGGCTTACCCGCATCGCTGCATAAATTACCACATGAAATATGTATGTAATCTCTATATACTTCGCCACTAGAAGCAATATCTACAACGCTCAACCCTATAACGGATGAAGAAGAATTATCTACGGTATAAGCAGTATTAGAGGATACATATACCACAGCGTCTATTGTGTTAGAAGCTGGTCTAATTTGATATCCTGTTGGATTAATAATAATATCTGACTGCTGAGGGATGCAACTATCTTTCCAAAAGCTTAATCTATAATCATTACTTATATCTACTGGTATTCCACTAAAGGTGATAGCTACGCCACTAGAACATAGGTTTTGCGAAATCTGTCTTTTTTGAATCATGTTTTATCCTTATGTTGCGGCACAGTTCTTGCAACAAATGGCCACTATAGCTTCGCTTTGTAAATTGTTGTTATTGTCTAAAACACTAAACTTTATTAAAGCATTAGGCTGATTAGTGTTGATGTTAATAGAAATAGGAACTTGTCTAGTGGATCTACCAAGCGGAGTGATGTCCCCAGAACTCTGAGAAAATATGACAGTAGAATTACTGGTTAAATCTTGTACACTATATTTGTATATTGAGCTAGCCATGAGGTTATTAATAGTAGCCACTAATACCGAACCATTGCAGCAAAAATTAGTGACATCAGCAAAAGATATAACCGGTAGCATATTGCTACAAGACCCATCTCCAGAAGAAGATAGTGGTACAGAAATAAACTTGACTATACTTTCATTGCCTTCTGAATCTCTTTTCTTTGTATAGAGAGTACCGGTCTGCACATTTAGTACTAGTTCTCCCACGTCAACCTGATCTAAGGCTGGGGCCAGGGTTGTAGAAATATCTCTTTTAAATTTAAAGCTCATAGACTTACTCCGCTAAATACAATTACGCCGCCGTCTAGATCACTAATAGTATTTGTAGACTGCCATTGCGCAATATTACCAGATGTAGAAGTTAAAATATATCCAGAAGGCACTGGTGTTTGACCTATACTAATACTGTCTGTATAAATATAGCCACTAACGCTTAAAGATGCATATCTATTTAAATTACCGGACTGTTGAACAATCTTAGGTGACGATCCATTAATAACAGTGGCGGAGACGGCCTCTAATCTATTGGACGGCTTAGCATTTACATAAATTGCTGGAGCAACTGATTCGCCATTAATCTGAAAGTCTATAGAATGCTTATTTTGATTAAAAATAGTATTGGTAAGAGGTCTGCAACTAATTGTTGTCTGAGGCGAAATAGCTGGTGCTCCGGAATTTTCTACACTAAGATTTAAATATCCTCCTTTATTTATGGAGAAAATATTACCCGTTCCAGAGATCGGTAGAATCTGATTCAATACGATATTTGTATAGCCATTACTTTCTGTAATGCTATTAATTGTTCTAAAATAATTATTGGTATTAACACTAATTTTTACCGTATCTCCAACACTAAACTCATTGCTTAAACCGATAGCACTAATAGCTAAAACGTCTCCCCCGTTTTGTATAAAGCAAGATCTTATAGGATATTTTTCCCAAGATATATCTAAGCCCGACCATATAAAATTATCTGCGCTTGGTTTTGACCATGCTATTCCAGATCCAGTATGCGTTAAAACAGAGCCTTGATCGGATGTGTTATTTGTATCCTTTGCTAATATCGTGTCTGCTCCTATATTCCAATTACCAATAAGAGTAGAGCTAGAAAAATCTATGTAAGATCCAGACGACTGAGAAAGTGCTGGAGCATTAATCCTGGGAGCAGTAATATTACCGCTAAAAATAGCGCCAGATAAGGACGCTTTAGTTCCAATCGAAGCTAGATCCGACTTGGTATATCCTGCGCTCTCTAAAATACCAGATTGTCCTACGCTCAGTATACTACCACTAATAGACAATGGCAATAAATGTAAAGAATCCGAAACGACTATTTTATCAGCAATCACACCGCTTGTAGATATTTGTAATTGTCTGTTTTTATTTCTAATAGCAACCGAATCTGAATTAACGGTTAAGCTATCTAATGAGGAACCGCCATTATTTATTGATACAACAAGTTCTCCACTAGGACTAGAGGCTTGAGAAGAAATGGCTCTTGTGCGAATTTGAGAATAGTCTATCTCTGATCCAACAGAATTTTTGCCTGCTAGATGTATGCTACCAACTAATGACCCACTATCAAGAGTGGTAGAGGGCTTATGATAAAGTACAAGTTTAGGAGTGGAGCAGGAACTCCTATTCTCCAATCTTATGTTACTATCGCATCCCTGTCCAACGATGTGTAGTAATGTGGCGGGCTTTGCTCCCGACGGCAAATTTAAACCTATCTTTCCAGAAGCATCAAAAATACAATTTCTATTACCACTACCATTAATAATAAAGTCTGTATTCTTGGATGTTTTATTAAAAATGGTTGTACCAGATCCTGATATGACTGTATCGGCGGATTGTTCCGATCCCGTACCGCCAAATAGCAGGCTATTAGAAGCGTTGCTATAATATATATTTGAGCCACCAAAAGAGGTAGAATTAACTTTGTATTGAATAGAGCCATTTGGTCCTTGTGGAGTACCCATCAAATCCGGATCTATATTTAGATTAACCTCATTTTTTAGTTCTATCCAGCCAGAACCATTCGATACCAAAGAGGTGTAGGCATTATCATAATCTATAGTTAAAGAAGCTGAACCATCTATTAAATCTCCACTAGAAGCAATAATATGTAAATCCTTATTATTTCTATTATATGCTTTAAAATCTAGTATAAGACCGCGATTACCGGATGCTACGGGCAGAGTACCAGAAGCATGATTGGTAGATAGATCTACAACGTATGTAGACCTTACGTCTCCAATATTGAACACGCCCGTACTGGTAATTAAATTATTATACCCAAGATCCACAGAATACTGATTAGGATATACGAAAAACGTTTTTGTCCCACCGAAACTAAAAAATACTAACTCATCATTGTTAGACGAACCAGAAACCTCTTCTCTTTCCACTATAGTGGTAGATATTACTTTGCCTATACCGGCTTCCCATTCTGTTGCACCAGTGGATAAAAGATTTTTGGCAAAATATGGTATAAAATGACCTATTAAAGAAGCGTCGAGACCAACAAACGTCGGCTCTGGTGCCTGTAAAATAAATCTTCCATTGACTATTTCGAAAGATGCGCCAACATTATCTGGAATTTTAATATATGAATTTATCATACTGATGAACTACCTTTAAGTATTTGATTAGATTGTTCCCCAAGAGCATTCTCTGTAGTAACATTAAGCCTACTGACGGCAGTATTGATCGAAGAAACAACATATTCTTTCATTCCTTCGCTCATTCCCTTTAGTGCCTCTCCGCCATTTATTATAACCTCTACTTTATGTTGTGCTGTAATTTGAATATTTTCTGGAATAGCCAAACCACTGATAGTATTAGCCACATTCTGTAATCTAATTGTAAAATTATCAATAGCCTTTTGACTCTTATCATCTAAATTAATATTTAGTAATGCTGCATTTTGAGCAAAAGCGCGATTAAAATTTTCCAAAGCACTTACAGCCGATGGGGCCAAGCCCAGCTGTAAATTAGATACACCTACAGTCTTATTTGTAGACGATACATTTGGGATATTAGAGTGATATTGAGGTATAATAATACCCCCTTGATTAAGATAATTAACCATTCCACCAGTAGAATATTGGCCACTATTAATAGCTTTTAAGACAGGTAGATGTTTTTGAGTGGCCGCTCTATTGACCACAAATTCTCCGGGGGTCAACATGGCTGGAACGGTATCGGTGCCTCTGGGCTGATAATCAACTAGAGTGCCTGTTTGAGCATAGATTATGCCCCCTCTGGCTTTCTTCTGCGGCTTTTTGACTTCCTCTGCTAAGGCTTTTCTCTTTGCTTGGAGCTGTAACGCCATATTATAATCTGGTAATTTTCCAAATGCTCCATTCGTTAATAGCTGTAAAGCAGAATTGGCGTCGGGGTATAGGCTATCAAAACCACGTCTCCATTTATCATTGCCGGCTTGACCATCACCATTCACAAAAGGATCCAAAAAAGTATTGTAGAAAGATCGAACCTTCTTGATAGTATCAATAACGCCCTGGTTAACCTTTTGATTAGCAAGCTCTTTCTCTAAAATACCAAAGAGATTATTTCTTGTTTCCGTAGGAAACATAGAGTATGGATTCAGTATCTTTTTACCCAAATCTAATATGGTTTTGGGAGAAGTTCTATCAGATTGTTTATTCCAAGTTGTTTTCTCTAGTCCAGTAGCCTCAAAAATCGATTGGTTTTTATCCCCAAAAGCCCCCTCGATTGCCTTTTGATTGTCTTTATTTATTTCTTTATCCAAGATATCTGCCCCCAGACCCTGGGACATCATTCCTTGCTTAGCTAAAAACTTTGCGTATTGATTAACTTTGTCTGGTATTGTAGCGTCTGGTTTACCGTCAAAGCTAACGCCTAGCATCGAAGACAATCCTTGAGAATCTCCTGCTCCTAGTTTTAAAAATGTTTGTGCGGCAGCTCCTATTGCTCCCCAAACATTATACAACGCCTCTGGCGGAGTCCTCCCTTTCATTTTTTCCATAACAGCTTGTCCAAAAAACTTTTGCCCACCAAATAAAAGATTACCGTATGGCAATATGTCTGTCGCTTTTGTTAAGGGCATCAGCTTCATATTGTATGCCGATAAAACGCCGCTTATAGGAGCTAGTACTTTCTGTATAATGCCCCTAGCTATACCCAACGGATTTTCTATATTTGCTTGTTTTATACCAGCATCAGTGCGTTTATCAGTAGTTTCAGCTGCCACAGCTCCTGCTATTAGTTCTTTTTTATTAAATAATCCTTTAATTTCATTAATGTAATTAGTAGCATTAAAGTTACCGCCAAGAACAGCTGTCTTTGGCATATAAGCATTATTTTTTGTGTCTTCGGAATAATCTAGCGCACCAAGATCAGTGCTATTTATTTTTTGCACAGTGGCGTAAGGCACTGGCGGCAAATTATCTGTATTGAGACCTCCTGTCACTGCATTAATTATTGGTTGAATACGCCCTTTTAAGGTTTCGATACTATCCGCATATATCGATCTACCAATTAAATTAACAGGGTCTAAATCTTTGAATGGGTTTAGCGGCTGTTCTTTGCTGTTGGCATCTAAATCAGCAACAACATATTTAATGGCTCCTAATGACTGATCTAATGTTTTATTGGTGCCAAATCCTCCTTGAATAGTTTTGTAGTTAAATTTCATGAACTCATCTTCGACGGAACCTGATGTAACTTTTATATTAGATGTATTATTTTTTTGATATTCTCCCTTTAGGTTATTGATAGCATCTACATGATTAAATCCAGCAGCTATCCACGGTAGTGATTTTTGCGCTGGATTTATAGGTATAAAATTACTACTGTTTTCAGCATAGCTATTGGTGGGCGGCGCAGGCTGATAATTTTTAAAAGAATTAGCTAAATTATTCCATTTATCGGCCGTTAAATTAAATAATGTTATTGGTGGTTTAACATTGTCTTTACCCTTAATTTCTGTCTCATCGAATTGAGCCGAAAATATTGCACCAGATAATAGCTGTTGTAATTTGTTAATATATGTTTTATTCTTTAAGGAAGAATCGGTTTCTTTCAATGGTTCAGAAATCGAACCGTCTGCCTCGATCTCTGGAATCTTAGTTTGAGACAAAGCATCAAATACTCTTGATAATGACTGGATATTGTTTTGCATTATCGGACCAGTAGCCTTAGCCATACCGTCATAATTAGTGACGTATTTAGATAATGCCATGCCTATAGACGGATCAACAGTATCATGCTTCATATTGGATAACCCGGCAACCACCTTCATGTCCGGAGAAATGATAGTAGTGGCTGTTGATCTATTTGTAAAACCATAAGGGTTTCCAGCATTAGTATTTTGACCAGAAGACCCTTCTCCTTCTAGATCTGCTACTGAGTATAGGCCATAAAGACCGTTAGTGGTTTTTGTTAGACCGCTCAGTGTTACTAGTGGCACACTAGACAATCCTCTATTGACATATTTACCCACTTCAATAGTTGGCTCTATTTTAGGTCTATTATCCGCGTCTACTTTTGTGGCTATTTTTTTTGAACCTGTGTCAATAGACCCCATAAACGTACCGGCATCAGAACTTTGCACAACAAATCTTTTAAGTTTTAACAGCGTTTCTAATTTATTTTTATAGTCCTCTATTTGATTTTTTGTGATATGTTTTTTTCTTTGAATATCTCTCTCAGATATTACATTATCAAAAAAATCTGATTGCGGCACATAACCCACATCTATGGGACCTGTAAAAGTAGTTCTTTTCTCAATCGTAGGTCGATCATCCTCTGTAGTCATACTAATAGTATCATAAGATGCTCCTAAACTCGCATTGGCGCCGATACTCACCAAAGGCTTCCGTCCAACTTTAGGACTGAACCAATCTGAAATATCTCCTGGTGCCGGATTCGAGGCGTAAAAATACCCCGGCAGAGCGACGGCCTTTGTCATGTGGTCATATGGATTAGCGTTAAGAGATAATATGTCTGGATATTGTGTCGCTGTCTCTTGTTGTTGAATCCCGGCCTGCTTTTCCGCATCTTGCTTTTGATCCAATCCCCAACCTCCGCCAAATACTAAACCTCCTTGATTATAGTACTGTACTCTTCCACCATTCGAGTATCCATTGTTAATAGATTTTAAAAGAGGTAGATTTTTTTGAGTAGCAGATCTATTGACAACAAATTCTCCTGGGGTCAACATAGCCGGTACTGTATCCGTCCCCTTTGGAGCAAAATTAATTAACTGACCCGCGGAAGCATATACAACACCTCCTCTTGCGAGCATCTCTGCCTCAGCTGCTGCTGGCTTCTTATCCTCCCTATTATTTTTAACAACAGTAATTAAATTTTTAATATTATCATTAATATCTTGCAGTTGCCTGCTTTCAAAGTTTAATGAGACACCTCCGATAGCTGTAGCTAATTTAACAGCGGCGGTGTCAGAATTATTCTCCGCAATAAGCTGATTCAAGGCAGCTAACTGTTCATTTGCAAATGCTTGTTCAGCTAGCGCTTCTCTATATATACCTATAGCTTCTGCCATTTGTGGATCGGCTTCTGGATTTCTTAAAGAATCTATCACTTGCTGCATCATTGGCGAAGAGTTTATGCCAGATTCTCTAAGCATAGATTCTAGAACATTGGCCTTCATACCACTCTGCTTATCTCCGAGAAACGGCATGATCATGTTAAAAGCTTCTAGGCTGTCGCGTCTCTGGTCGGCATTGGTCCCAAAATTAGCCCGACCCTTCATATTGTTATCTAATCTAGCCAAGGCCTGATTAAATTTATTAATTTCTGCTGGGGTGCTGGTGACCAATTTCTCAATGATGGCTACTCCAGCTTGTTGCTTCTGTTGAATCTCCGACATTTTATTTAACGCTGCACTAGCAACAGTAGTGTTTTCGCTAAGGCCTTTAAGCGCATCGTATGACTCTCTTAACGCAACACTTGTTTCCCTCAGCCTTCCCTGCATCATCATAAATTCGTCTTTACCAGAAAAACCCTTTTGAGCGGCGGCGTCGGATCTTGATTGTTGAGATTGTCTGGTCAATTCTAAATCTTGTATCTGTCTTCTAATATCTACAGCAGATGTTGGGCCTCCGGTCTGAGACGCAGTTGCAGCTCTAGTGTCAGCCACTACGCTTTGTAATGATACTGTTTTACCTAAAACTCTATTAAGCTCATTTTGCCCAGAAACCAGGGTATCAGTAGCTCGTCTTAGCTTTTGATTACTATCAATTTGTAGATCTATCAATTGATTAGTTGTATTGGCATAATCGTTTAGTGCATTCTGCCAGTTTTCTAGAGCTCGTATCGCAGTTTCTTGAGCTCTCTTTGCACTGTCTACAACGTTTCCGAGTTGTGGAATTTTTTCTACCAATTGACTAAAATCAATTTTATCATCCCCAGATTTCCTCATATCCTGTACGGCGCTCTTTACCTCGCCAGATAATTTAGTTGATAGGTCTGGTGGCAGCTCTAAGTCGTTTAAAGCTTTAAATATAGCTTGGTCTAATTTGATACCAACGGCCTCGTTACTTGCGGATGGATTATTTTTTAAAGTACTATTGATTGTAGATAATAACGTATCCTCAAGTCTACCAGAAACCTGTAATATCCCTTTCATTGACTTAGCTTCGCTGCCGAACATAGAAGCTGCCTGGTCTACAGCTCCCGCATTCGCATTAGCCCCATAAGCTCTACTATTTTGCAATACGTTTATACTATCTAGCTTTACAGATCCTACCCTGGCAGATCCTGATAGTGCTGAGGTGGTGAGCTCTGCACTAGCGGTAAGCTTATCTAGCGCAAAAGCATTCGCCATAATAGACTGTTCCATATTTTGAAACATTCTCTCTAAGCTATTTTGTAAAACAATAGTAGACTTGCTAAGAGCTTCTAGATCCATCTCTTTTAGAGTTTGAGACTGAATTTCTCTGGCTTTAGCGTCTGCTACTGTCGCAATAGTACTATCTATGAGAGCTTTCTTTTTATTTTCTTCTAACGAAGTATTATTTTGTATAGTTAGAATTTGTTCTTGTAGCGCTGCGTCTGCAAGAGCTAAGCTTTTAGTGAAACCAGCAAAATCTTTGTCCGATTTGAGACCTTCAATAGAAGATCCTGATCTGATTTTACTTGTTATAAATTGTCTGGAGGCATCAGCCGCTCCGGTAAAATTCTTCGCTCTTTCTCTAGATAGTTCTGGTATATTTTGACTCATTGAAAACGCCCGGTTGGATTTAGCGTCTTCCCCACCAAACATCTCTGTAGAACGCAAATATGCCATTATCCCTTGTTTATCCAATATTTGAGATCTTTCTGCTGCCGCTCGTTTCTCTGAGCTCGTACCATTATCGGCAGTGTCAAAAAAATTAAATAGTCCTCTTTTTACTGTTTGTGAGTCTGAGTCTGTGATAGCTTGGGCTTGTTTAGTGGCTTCTACTACATTTTTCTTGGCGTCTGTAGCAAATACGTTGTTCTTTATGTCTTTAGAGAATTTATCTAGGGACTTGGCTGCTGCCTCAAGCGTTTGCTCTAATTTATCTACCTTTAAACCTCTATTAAAATCATTTGCTGCATTTTCTGCGTCTGTAAATGCTTTAGCTAATCCTGCTGCTCCGGCTACTATACCAGCAGCTATGCCAACAGGACCCATAGAGGCAAGCATAGCTGCGCTACCAATAGCTGTGCTACTACCAGATATCATAGCATTGTTCTTAGCCTGCTCTGCTGTTTTTGGGTCTGCTGTCGTAAACTGATCTGCGATCATTGGTATGGCAAAGGAAAGCCCCATAGCCGCATTTCCTATTTTACTACCTATACCTCCGCCAGCCGATCCTGCCATGCTATCTCTAAAAGCCTGACCTCGTAAACCTTGAGCCCTAGCATCTCTAGCCTGGGCCATCATATTTGCTCCTCTGCTGCCAGAAGGTATTAGTCCTCCTCCTGATCCGCCGCCAAAACCAGCAGACTTTTGTGCGGCCGTCGCCATTTTACTAATTCCCTGAGTAATTTTTTGAAATAGCGTTGGCTGTTGTTGTGCCGCAGTGGCGCTTTGTTTAGCAAAATTAGCAATACGAATTCTAGCAGCAGCGTCATCAGCAGCGGCTTGTTGAGCAATCTGCATCTTAGCATTGATTTGCTGTACATAATTTTGTTGAGCATTTGCCGTTAATGATTGATTAGCTCTAGCAAATACTTTGTTAGCTCTATCTTGAACCTTTTGTTTTTCTGCTGGATCGGACGCGGCATCGTATCTGTCTTTGAATCTTGCTGCTACTCTGTCTCTGAGGGAGCTTCTATCATTCGATAATTGAGTTCTCATCATTTGTTTTACTGAACCCGCTCCGCCAGCTCGTTCTCTGCCTAATACCGATTGAACGGCTTCGTTTCTAGCATTATCTATAGCGCTAGGAGTTCTGGTAACAACACCCTTTTGGCCAGGCAGCAAAGGACCATAAGCATTAGTATCAACAGCTAATCTTGTTCTAGAAGCTCTCCTTACAACCCTATTAGCTCTTTGATTGTCTCTATATTCTTTTTCTTTTGCTTGATCAAGAACGCCTCCGGTAGTAATATCCACTCCTCTACCGGCTAACACATTCATACCTCTGTAACCAACGCTCTGAGATTGTTTTTTAAGACTCGCAGCCGTTTGTTGAGCCGCCTGAGACATAGACTCAATAGCTTTAGTTGCCTCGGCCAATGCTTTGGCAGCAGACATGCCCTGATCCATCAATTGTTTGGCTATTTGAACCCTACCCTGCCCTGACATAGCCATCTTAAGAGGAGAATCGGAACCTCTAGCAAATCTTTGTACTATTCCACCACTATGATATTTATTTAATGTATGAAGATTGCCATATCCTATAGCTTTTGCGGATTTTCTATTAATAACATATTCCCCTTCCTGAGCCATGATGGGGACTTCTCCGCCAGAAGCCCTAGCTACTCTATTTATTCTAGGCCCTTTAGTTCTTAGTGCTTCAAGAGCGGGTAATTTGCTACCTCCTCTGGTAAATACCATATTTTGAACAGGTATACCGAATAATTGATTAATATGCTCAGCTAATCCAGGAGTTCTACTAGATTTACTAATTATAGATAAGTTTTTCGGCTGTATAACGCCCTTTTTGACTAGCTCTTGTAATTGTTTGCCAAATTGTGTTAATCTAGCACTTTGAGCATCTTTGATTCTTGCTTGGGGGTCTCTGAAATATTTGGTTAAAACCGCTTCTTTTTGTTCTGGAGTTTTTGCGCTTGCATATGCTGCATCTCCAGTGGTTCTTTGCAAAGTCCTATCATAATCAATAGCCCCTCCTCCATTACGTATTATTTCATATAATGGAGAACCAGGTTTCATACCAGGCATCGGCAACATAGATCCAGGAGCGTTGGGGAGATCGTCTACTAAAGGCATGCCTCCTTTAGCCATAGCTATAAAACCACCAAGAGCTCTAGATAATCTTTTAGTCCTTAACTTATCTCTACGACCTCTATCAAATTGTCCTTTTGTAAGTTTTCTTTTAGCCTGTTCTTTTGTTGCATCATTTGTGGCGTCTGTTAATGCTTTAGGATCTACTCCAAAAAGGTTTGCTAATTTTTTACCTAATCCCATATTAAAATCAATAGCTTTTGATTTAGGATCATATGGAGCCCCAGCAACAGCCAATCCGCTCTCAAACATCAATCCAGATAAATTGGGTAACTGTTTAGTTAAAATTTCACTAATTCTTTTTTGGTCCGTAATAGGTGTTGTTCCGGCGGCTTTGGCAATAGCTTGACCTATTTGAGCTACTATGCTTTCTGATTGAGAACGTATAATATCTTCCACTTGTGTCGCTAGATCATTTGGTAGACTGCCGGTTTGCAGGGTCGCTGGGACCCCTCGTAATCTTTGTCTTCCTGTTTTATCTTTAAGTCCCGGAGTCGTAACGGTAGAAGAGGACGTATCGCCTCGTAGTCCAACAACGGCTAATTTTCTGTTTTTAGCCCTATTGGCAATATTCTCTTCGGATGTTTTGGTGATAGTTCTTTTTTCTTGTAGATCTTTAATGATCTTTGCTCTGGTCTGTTCAGACCCCTTTGCTCTTGGATCTAGAAAACGTCTAAGCTCTATAGGAATATTGACTCCTAGCCTTTCTGCTTCCTTAAGTAAATCAGCCTTACCCATGGCCTCCAAAGGCTTAGAGGTACCTCTGGCAAATTTTTGTATAAGACCTCCAGATGCAAAAGTTGAGCCGAAAGATTTTCCTAAAACCTTTTTAACAGCTGGGAGGGTTGTACGACCACCAACCTCTCTAGGATTGGTGAGCGCCTGGTACTGCATTAATTCATCCCACAAACTACCGACCTGAGTATTAATTTTAGATAAATATGGTTTAATATTCTTTTCCAGAATAAAGTCTAATTCTGAGTCTGATCTTAGAGTCTGAGGTACAGATCTAGACTTAACACCTCTCAACAAGGCCGTCTTAAGACCCTCAAGCTTTTTTGATGCAAGCAACTCTTTGAATATAACAGATGGTACGCCTCCATCGCCAAAAAGTTGTTCGGGGGATCTTTTTGAGATGTCTTCGACTAACTCTTTTTTAGTAACTCCAGTTTTTCCTGTCTTTCTTCTAAGTCTCTGATTTATTAACGTAGATATATTGGGTTCAAAATTAATTTGTCTTTCTGTTTTACCACTCACCACCTTTAGTGAACCGGTGCCTCTTTTTTTCGCTGCCATCGCCTCTCGATAACTAAGAGGAACTTTTGGTCCTATGTGAGTTCTTTGCGTCTCCTTGAGACCGGAAGAAGATCCTCCGCGGAATCTTTGCACAGAACCGCCGTATTGATAACCCGAAGACCCTAAAATACCTTCTGGTCCACCGAGTGCTTCCGTAGCCTTTTTTCTTATAACAAAACTACCTTCTGGAAGAGTAGTATAAAAACTATCGGTATTGCCAGATCCTGGAACCAATCCAACCTTACCTCCTTTGGCCATAGGTTTTCTGTCTGCATAATTCATTTTTCTTAATTTAGATACGCCTACTTCTTTAACCGCTTCAGGATATACCACGGCCTCTCCCGGCATCAAAGCAACTGGAACATCTACTGGTCCTCCTTTTTTATATCTACTTATATAACCCCCATAAGCATTTCTTCTAGGAGCAGCTGCTCCCCCAGCGTTGCCTCTACGAAGACCTCCTATAAAACCAGAACCATATTGAGTCGCTACACTAGCTCCTCTAACGGCCATCATCAATCCAAGAATAGGCAAAACTCCTTTAACGCTATCCGCTACTTGAATCAAACCACTAGCGAGCTGCAGCGCTCCCTTTGCCAGTGTCTGAAAAGTATCTGAGCCACCAATATCTCTTACAAGAGCAGTAAATTCTTCTCTTACTTTGGCTATCTGATTAGCCAGGGACAACTGGGCTGTTGCCGCGTCTGCCGCCAAAGACCCCTGCCCAGTCTGTGCTACCTTCAAAGCTTCCTGGGCTGTTCCGAATTGCTGAATTAATGGAATAACCTTACCGATCTGACGGAAGCCGCCAAGCTCCTCAACAATCTGAGAAAACTTTAAATCTCTCGGATCTATTTGATTTAATCCTCTAGACAATAACTCAACAGCCTTATATGCTCCAACGAACTTGCCCTCTGCATCGGTTAGATTAACCCCGAATTCTTTCAGAGCCTCTATAGTTCCTCCTCTTTGAACTCTAGTAAAAATAGTACGTAAACCAGTAGCAATAGTTTCTGCGCTTTCACGAGTAGTGGCTCGTATACTAGTAAATACCGCTATAAACTCATTAAGGGCATCGGTACCCTGACTAACTCCATTACTAGCAGAAGCGAACACTCCACCAGTACGCTGAATAGCGGCTATAATATCGCTGGCTTCTACTGCGAATCTGGCAGCAACCGAGTTAACAGAGCCTAGCGCTTTTTCTAGATCAGACGCTCCAATGCCGAACTGTCTCATCAAAGCAATAGAGCCTTCCACCGTTTTATTCATATCATCAAAAGACGGAGCTAAAGCACTAAGAGCCAATGCTTTTAATGCTCTCTCGGTATCTTTGGCGCTTAAACCGGCCTGGGCTAATGTTGATGATACTTTGATAAGGTCTCCTGATGCTACTCCAAAATCAACAGATAATGACGTAATAGTATTCGATAGTCTCTTAAGACCATCTGCAGATTCGCCTGTAACCTGTTGCAGCTTAACGAATTCTTTATCAAACTCGATAAATGCGGCTATGCCTTTATTGATGGCTCCTGTAAAAGAAAATACGGCGCCGGTGGCTAAGCTAAATGCAGCAAATCTTCTAATAGCTAAGGCCGACTGTCTTCCGAACTCTTCCATTTCTGTTCTAGCAACATTTAACTGTCTGGCCGCTGTGGTGCTAGTAGCTCCGACTCTTTGTGTAGCGGTAACGACATTATTGAGCTGTCTTGGTAAATTAGCCACTCCGGCATTACCGACCGCCTGAGAAAAATCTCTAATAGCATTTGCAGCATTTCTGGCCGCTGTCTGAGTAGTGCCAAAAGTATTGTTAAGATTTCTTAAAGCAGCATTGAGCTGAGTAACATTGCGTGAGGCATTTTGGTCCAATCGTAAGTTCACATCTGCGGAAATTGACCCCAATTGTCTTCTAATATCAGATACAATATTTCTAACATTAGATGGTCCTCTTAAATTTAGCTGGGCTGTTAAATTAAACGATTGTGACATAATATTTTATACAATTGGAGGATAATAAAAAACAAAATCCCTAGAATCAATAAAAGACGCTAGGGATTCTGAATGAAAACTATCTGATAGCAACAAAGAATTATGTGGTAGACTCTGTGTTTTCTGTTGATGACTGATCTGTAGTCTTGTCAGATTCAGTATTTGGTTCTTGTTTATCATTGTTTGCTTCGTCCAAAATGACAGGATTTCCATTTTCATCTAAAAACGGTTGAGGGTCAACAACATAATCACCATCTTTATCTACCTTATTGCCGAACTTATCTACAAAATTGCCTTCTTCATCAATAAATCTACCGTCTTCATTGACTAGCCTGCCTTCCGCGTCTATCAGTCTTCCTTTTTTGTCCACTAGTCTTAATTTATCATCAACAAATCTATACTTTTTAAGGAACTTATTTTCTGGCAAGTTAGATTCATAATCGTTATCCAAACCATATAACATATTAGCCAAATTCTGGGCGGCCAATATTGCCACCTCTTCTGTGGCTCTATTCATATAGTCTTCCAAGCTAGAAAAAACAGTCTCTTTGGTATCATTATACACCACGCATGATGATACTAAATAATTAAATCTAGCATTATCTGCCTGTCCTTCTGCACTATGGTTATCTAAAGAGGTTCGTACGCTTATTAAATCTCTGATTTCGTCTCTAATAACCTTCATGCGAATGGCAAGATCCTTAGCTTCATTTAGGCCAAATCCGCCCTTAGCTAGTTTCTTTTCGCCCTCTAGTAGCTCCTTTTGAAGCTCGTTAAACTTCTTTTGCTTTTCAGCATTCCATAGTCCCTGATCTTCTAGTAAGTCATCGAGCTTGGCCCGAACCACGCTCTTGCTCTTTATAGCGTCTGTAAAGGCCTGGTTATAAACCTTTTGAGCTTCTCTCTGGTCATTTAAAGAAGGGGTACGAACCAGTACTTCTCTATCACTATCGTTGATCTTAACCTTAAAAGTTTTAGTTTTCATTGCTGCTATCTCCATCTTTAAAATAGAATTTATATCGATACGGATGTTTGTGTTTATCTTGCTTGCCAGAGCTATACAAATAATTCCCCAAATCGTCTAAAGCTGATCTCAACTGATTATTACCATTATTCAAAACTTGATTTCTGGTGTTTTCCCAAATTGTCCAAAATCTTTCGGCCTCATCAGAATCCTCTTCTGTATTCCATAAATGACCAAAATTCTCTTCGAATCTGGCCAAAGCCCCTATCATAGTAGTTTGTATTCTTTTCTCTATAGATTTGATTAGCTCTTGTTTATTTTTCATAAAAACTTTCTCTTATTGTTTACGCATGCTTTGTGCTTTTGTAATTAAGTCTCTCTGTACATCCGGCAAATTAAAATCTTCTACTTCCGATCCTTTATTGCTATTGATATATCCTAGTTTTTCCTGTAATACAAATTTTGATTGATCGGTATTTAGATCTAATACCTTTCCAATATCCTGTTCGTCCGTCATTAAAAAAACTTCAGAAGCATTCTCTATCTTAGCGTTTTTGTTTCCTAATTTTTGTTTTTTAGCCTGTTCATTATTCTTCTTTTGGATAATCATCCATCCATCCAGCATATCGTCATCTTCTATAACAATATCTTCTGGACATTCTGGATGCTCATATATACTGTCATACATTCTACTAATATTTAATAAAGACCTTTGTTCATCTGTCAAGTCTATAGTATACTTACAAAATATCGATGTTTTATTCCCACAATTCCAATAAGATTTCCATAAAGCGCTTCTGGCTATGGACTTATAATCTGATACAGAGAGTACATAGGAATTAATTTCGTTTACTATATTATTAAAATGAACATACGAGGCTGAGTCTTTGGGCGAATTAGAAAAAACCCTTTTATTATTTTTATATAAAGTTGAACATATTATATATTCGTTCTTTATAGAGCTGGCATATCCTTCTAGGGTATTGGCCTGAAAATTTAGTTTGGTGTTGCTTATTTTATTTATTTCTTTATGAGTTGTTTTAATTTTTTTTCTATTATTCTCGGTTTCTTTAGTCTTTAATCTATCAGTATATAGGTCAACTTTTAACGCATCTAATTTATTCTCTAGCTGTTTGATCAAATTATCTGTATTCATATGCCAAACGCCTAACGATATCATAGTCGGAATAAGATTCTCTTCTCTAATCCAATTATGAAATTTTTCTTCATTAATTATATTATTATATAACAACTCTGCTTTATATCTTATCTCTTTGGATGGAGACCTTAGTTCGTACTGCTCTCCACCATAATAAAAAAATAGGGCCCCAGTAAAAATTCTATATAAAGATAAAGCAATATCCGCATCAATCATTTATCTAGTCGTTTTGCGCGCCCTTATTTTTAAGCGCCAGAAGCTCCTGTTCCTGTTCTTTAAGTTTATTCTGTAATACTTCCATATACTTTTGCATATTATACATATCGGTATATAGTCGTCCTATAATCTGAAATAGTTCTTCCATACATTCTCCTAATAAATGTCCGTCCTTTTATTCCTATATAACCGACTAGAATCAACCAAAAATTAAACAGACTCGAAAGTGCCGTTTGCTGTGACCTTAAGGTAGTTATCTGTAGTAAAGCTATAAGTAATTGTAGCATTACCACCACCAGTATCTCCACCTTGATAGTTTACAGAAGTGATCTTGTTTTTCTTGCCAAGATCGATAGTTAGATTATCTCCTGTGCCACTACCGCAAATAACAAATTTAATTTCTTTATCTTGTACTCTACCCTCTCCTGTTCCGGTGCAGGAATATGTGGCTTCGCTGATGTTTAAATAATCACCAGTAGTAGCAAGAACCTCAATTTCCGAAGTGACTTCAACGGGGAAATTGACGTATCTATGATATGGAGTATACGAACCAAGTTCGTAAATAGACTCTCTACCAAAGTCAGCATTTACTGATACGCTTTGAATAGGAGCGGTACTACCTATACCACCTGCGCCAGTAGGAAATACGCTCTCTGCTCTATTGAACTTCCATCTGCGAGCTGTGGCTGGGGCTGTGTATGGGCCGGAACTTGGTACGAAAGCACTGAGACCACCAGCGCTCCAAGTCTTACTGTTGCCAACTAAGGTAACATCTTCTGTAGCATTACCATCGGTTGGGAAGGTAAAACCAACACTGGAAACATACATGCCTGTGCATGTTACTGTGTGCTGTGCTGTGCCACTAGCTAGGGCGCCGGTATCACTATAGATGCCAAGCTTAACATTTGCTCTGTTGTTGGCAAAATCGCCTATATTGCCCTCTACCTGACCGCCACCCATCGCTAAAAGATAAACAGGTACGGTTCCGTCAAATACTTTATTGACTGTGATTTCAACTTCGGGATTGTTCTCGATATTATCATAAAGATCGATTTGACCAAGCTGGAAGATCTTTTCGAGATTGAAGTTGGTGTTCATTCCAACGCTCTGTACACCCTTGGGCTTAACAGCTGTACTTGTTGTACCATTTGCGGCTATTGGCTGAATTTCGATTGCCTGGCAAGCGTAAAAAATTCTTTTATTACTCATTTGAATATCTCCATGTTAATTTTGGCTTGGTCAATAATCAAATACACCTAAAAAATCAAATCAGGGGAAAATCTCTATGGTCCATCTTGCTAATGTGCTATATAAATTACTAGTCAACGAAGAAAACCCATTTATAGTAGAGTTTTTTATAATGCATTTATTAGTAATATAATTAATATTTTCAGACAATAGTCTATATGCCTGTCTATTTGGATTTTTTTGGCCGATATAATCTACATCAGAAAGGTTATCAATAGCTATTTTTCTCAGATTTAGTAGATTGAAAGTATTATCTTTTTGCATTAACAATAAATCGGCTATATTTTTAGACTTATTAGTATTTTCTGTTAGAATATGGAATAATACGTCTTGAGTAATATAGTTTTTAACATTTCCTAGTTCATATGGAGCTAGAATAGTTCTAGGGGCTAGTTCTATAATTATGCAAGGTAGTTGAACCCTATGATTTGCTGTTATGAAACTATCGCCAAAAAATTGAAACTGAGATTTGTCAAAAGACTGTTTTTGTATTTCTTTAAACCATGGGGCATTGTCGGGTATATAGGTTTGAATATATCTATACGAATAGCTTGCTTCAACCTTTAGACTAGTGCTCATGGGACTATTAAAAACAACTCTACCCAAAGGATAGTTAATCTTATATGAGAAAGGACCTGTGTCGGTTATGGGAACAAATGTGTCATTTATATAAATTCCGGACGGACTATTGGGGGAAACGCCATTATAAGCCACTTCGGTTTCATATACCCAATCTTTTTTATTAGATTCCCAAACCCTGCCTAGCATAGCTGGGTCATTAACATAGTTTAAGATATGAAGACCTTGAGTTTGAGCGCCAGATGATGGCTTATTAATATTGATAAATCCGCCAATTTCTAATAAGGCATAATCTAAAAATAGTTTTATATTCTCTTCTAATGTAGATATAGAAGGAGAAGACGATATATCTGAAATATTATGAAATAGATTTGTCATAAATTCTTTTCAATATGTGTTTGAATAGTGGTGGGTATATTTTTTTCAATGCGCTCTATTGCTCTAGTAGACCAATTATTCTCTGCGACTCCCGCAAATTCAGAAGGGACTCTCCACGAATTAGTATCTGTAACCATCAGTGCCATACCGCTTCTGGAATTAGGATTCGATGTCATATCAACGGTATAATTTTTAACTATCTCAGAAGTACCTCTTAGCATGAGCCATTCTAGCCAAGGTAAAGAATAACCATTTAAGCTATCCTGAACAAAAGCGTCGGGATCTCCTATCAAACCCCCGATATCTAGAGAAGATATGGCAGTTAATGTGAATCCGCCTAAAACGCCTCTATTTGTAGCCCTAACAGGATTCATAGATATAGTAACTGTGTCTGCTATTTTGTTGACAATAGAATCCACTATCGACGGATTTGGAATACCTAACTCTGCTCGTAGCTTACCGCTTGTTAAGGATGAGTATTCTGGTTCTTGTTTCAAAGCATCTCTTATCAAACCGCGAATATCTTCCAATATAGATGGTTGAGACTTAACCATAGTCTCTCTCATATGATCTGCTATGCCAGATAATATAGACTTATTAATTTCACTATTTGTTTCTAATAGGGCGAGAGAAATTTTCATTTTCTTTTCCACATCGTAAAAACGTATTTATTGTGTCCTAATCCAGCCGGTTGGGGATCAGAATATCTTTCGTAACGATAATGACCTAATGCGCTAATATCTTTATCAAAAATAACTTCGCTAGCATTTCTTAGTTTAGGCAATAGACTAATACATGATATGGACTGAGCCATGCCTTCGACTATATTAGTATTTTTATTAGACCAATTCATAAAATATTTGCTATCGAAAATAACCATCATATTAACGATTTCTTCGCTAGTGGAATTAGAAATAATACCGTTCCCAGCACATATAGGACATACTGACCCATCAGCAAATGGTACGGGACCGCCTATCAAATATTTGCCAGATGACGAGCGGGTTGTTGTGCTATAAATACAATTATTACATAAATTATTTTGTTGAGACGCGTTGGCGTATCTTAGTATACAAGGAACAGATAACGCATTAATATTTAATAAGGAGTCTATAGCGTTATTAAAAAGACTTTGAAACTCATCTCCTAGTAAACCGGAAAAGATCCCGGTCCCGCATGATAAATCGCTGCTTAATTTTGGTGTTTGTAATTTTCTATGTGGCGGTATAATTACATTATTAGAAGGACTAACTGTAACGGTAGGAGATGGTGTTACAGTAGGGGTCGCTGTCGGCGTAGCTGTAACAGTACTAGTTATCGAAGGAGTAGGAGTAGCGGTACCGGTATGGGTAACGGTTGGTGTTGGCGTACTGGTAACCGTACCGGTTATAGAAGGTGTAGGAGTAGCGGTACTAGTAACAGTACTGGTTATGGACGGGGTGGGGGTGGCGGTACTGGTTGCCGTACTGGTGATTGAAGGGGTAGGGGTAGCGGTACTGGTACGAGTAACGGTCGGTGTTGGGGTAGGAGTGTTAGAGCTAGTAATGGTTGGTGTAGGCGTAGGACCAGCACACAGAACTTCCACAGACCATCTGACAGATATAATAGGGCTATCTACAACTAACGTAGCGGTATTGGGTGCGGCAGAAGATTTGTTTAGTATGATCGAACCAATACCATTTCCGGATATATTTTCTACCGGCCTGCCTAACTCTAATAACTTGTTTGTAAGAGAGGTGTTGAATGCGCTACCTCCCCTATACCCACTAGTAACGCTCTGTCCATTCCATATCACAGTAAATTTGTCGGGTACTGCCAGCTCTGGATCTCCGAACGAGGTTCCGCAATTTAGTTCTCCGCTCGCACATGGAGGATTAGCATGATAATTAATGGTTATAGGACCAACTCCCGATCCTAGATCCATGTTAAAGGTATAGGTATTAGGAGTAGAATTTCTAAACAGAGAGATACTGTTACAGCTAATGGTGTCGGGTGTATTTATGAATTGTACCATAATAAATCTTTTCTATTTATTATTGCTTCAAAGGAATGGTATTGTCCGACTTAATCACAGAGATCCGCTCCTCTGTTGCGTATTTAGGTTCTAATATTATATTGCGTTGTATAGTTATCTTATTTGCTATGGTGTCAATCAGAACCGGTATCAAGTTTTGACTCACAACAACTAATCCGTATTTTTTAAATAGCGCTATGTTATAATTCATTGATTATTCTGAATGATATGTGACTATCAGGGTCCAAGAAACGATACTGCCGGACTCGCTTGGATCGGTATCTTCAATTAACAATTCCCAGGTTCCATTAGCCAGCTGGTTTTGCAGATGGACAAAGGAGGGGACCAACGGGGAATCAGAATTGATAATCTGTGTCTTATCATAAATTCTACATTTACTATTATTAGTTATATTATGTAAGTAGGCATCCGCAGGAGCGGAATCAGAAATAATATAATTGAATCCTGGTCTATAATTTTTAATTTTTTGATTTGCCGACAGTAGAATAGACGACCCTGTTGGTGGAACTAAAACAAAGACTAGATCTTGTGGATTTTTATGCACCAACCCGTTGATTGCTAGTTCTATATTCTCGATGGTTCTGGTGTCTGTTATTTGTATAGTCGAAGAGGCTGATCCATTATCTGGAATATTAATGCCTCCACCAGAATATTTAACAGCATAAATATCTGTTGATAAGCATTCTGTTGGACATACAGATTCTGTTGATGGTAAATCTATACAGTTGGTGATTAGTTCTTGGGGGTTAGATCTTCTTATAATAAACGCCCTTCCTGTAGACAATCTAAAAGTTCTATAGCCGCTACCCTGATATTGCTCATTGGGTTCTTGAAGATCCAGATCGTATAAAGCAAAATCAAAAGAGTATGTATTCGTTGTAGTAGCCGGTAGACTAAATGTTATCCTGCCATCCGAATAAGTAGATAAGTCATAATTTAAATTTTTATTTCTATTACTAAATACTGTCCTATTATTATTCGAGTCTGTCCACTGGAGTACGGCGCACCAGTCGGATATATCTACAGGATTACCATTAGGGTCCTGATAGACAAATGTAATTTCGTAATAAGACCCTTGCTCTATATTGAAGTCGTAAGTAATAGCTGCCATAGTTTATTCTTATGAAAAAAAGTTTCTGTTGCGAACGCTGTTATTATGGAAATTAATATTTCTTGGATCAAAATTATTACCCACAAACGGACTAAGCACAGCTCGTATAGCTGTGGCCTCTTTAACATCCCAATGAGAAGTAAGCTCTTCGTATAAAGCGCATGGGCCATGCTCTATTATTGTTTTCCACGCGGCGCTTTGTCCCGCAACACTTAGGCTAGCAGGGCCAAGAGCGGCTCTTATGCCTTCCAAAGCGGCTTTGGTTCTTAGAGCACTTTGATCTATGATACAAGCAGCCTTCAAACTGACCAAACTAATAAAGATTTCATCTCGGTCGCTAGTTGGGTCTGGGCTAATATTTGGATTAGCCACGTCAATATTATATTTATGGTCTAATACCACGTCGAATTGAACGTATTTAGCAGCGACCGCTATAGTCTGCTGTATTCTTTCATCGCTATAAACCGGCGTATCTCCCAAATCATTAATCAGAGTACGAACAATTATAGGTATTTCTATTTGCCAGCTCATAAATTAGCCTTTTAAATATACGGGTTCAAAGTTTTGATAGCATCTAATAAAAAATACACCATATAATCAACGGCGTCTATTTATGCAAAAAGACTCGTTCTACTTGGTTTAGATCTTCTGATATTTGAGATTTTAGCCCTTTTATTATATCAATGTCTACTAAATCTGGGTGAGCCCACCAATCCTCAAAAGAACTATTTTGATCGGGAGATACGTCATTGACCACTAAAATATAACCCAGAGACTGTAAATACTCTCTAGATTTTTGTTTATATGAACGAGATATATCTATATAGTCATCGTGCTCATATGTTATTACGGCAAATTTATATTTATCAAAAGGAATACTTAATAAGGCCTCATATGTGTTTTTGGGCGGCTCTATATCTAGTTGTAAATAATCTATATTGTTTTGACCTGGAAAATATTTAGTTAACAATTTCTCATAGTTCACGATCAGAGCATCCGTACATAATACAGGGTTTTTTCTTTGATTTTTATGGGTGTTAACAAAGTCCTGATTAAATTCTATACCAATTCCTGTCCAATCAAACTTGGTCTCTAGTAGTGCGGTATTGCTGTTTTTTAAAGCGTCGGACGAGCCTATTTCTAAGTATGACCCATTACGCTTGCCATTTAGGGCAGTCAGTATAAACATATCCTGATATACTTGAGAAAAATTATGATCTACTAAATCTATACCTTTAAAAGTAAAGTTTAAGTTATCTTTAAGATTTTTATTGTATGGTCTTATGGCCTGAGACTCTGGGCCACTACCTAGTCTAGATAAATTATTTTCTAATAAAGTTTTATACTTATCTGTCATCTTATCAATATAATTATTAAACAGCTCCTTAAATAATTTCCTTGCCTCTAGGGGTTTTCCTATCCACCACGCCGAGGCCGCTTTCTGGAATAACAAAGCATATAAATCAGGAAATTCTATTGTAGAAAAAAATACCGACTTCTCTTCGCAGATATCTAAAGATATACTAGCATAGGTATATATGCTAGACCAATCTGATTTAGCTTCGTAATATTGAGTGAGAAAAAAATAAGCTTCTGGTTTGCGTGGACACAAAGATATAGCTTGTTTTAATAGTGTTTCACATGTATAGTCTCTGCCTCCTAGATTTCTATAGCATAGATACATCCTTAATAAAGACTCATATCGTAAGTCAATACTAGAAGTTTTTTCTGCACACCTCAAATAAAAACCTGATGCGGGAGCGTGGTGGTTCTGATTCTCATAAAATAGACCTAAATAAAAATTATTGAGATCATTGTCGGGGTCTTTTATATAATCTGATAACTCTCTCATAATCCCATAATCTCGTCTATAGTAGTAGTATTAACAGCTAGTAAATAAGAGGCATTGTCTTGAAACCCAAAAGTTATTAATATTTGATTGTTATAACGTGTCATACCGCAAGCGAATTCTATTTCTCCGCCCATAAAGTCAAACAACGGAGATACTCTAAGTAGATTAAAGTCCTTGTCCCATAAAATAAACCTATGTCTATATGTGGCATTTTTGCGACCCGCTTCACTCTTAAATAAGTCTACTTCATGAACAATAGCTAAGTAATAATCTTTATAGGGGATAACCTGAGAACCGCCCCTTAAATCTCTAGTGTTCAAATTTTGATATTCTGTTAAAATAACCGTTTTAGTCTCTTTAGTTTCTGGATTATATTCCACGACTTCTGTGGGGTTTGTCCATTTCACATACTGATACGGCCTATCCATAATGGGCATCCAATTTTTTTCACAATATGAATTATCTGGATATGGAGCCGGTAGTCTTTGTCTCGAAATTTCTTTCCAGCTATTTTGTTCAGAAACTATTTCCGATAGTTCTATTCTTCCTTGACCATTTGGTGTTGTATCCCGTCTCACGCCGCTCAAAAATAATTTCTGATCCCAATGAACCAGCCTGCAGTCTTCTAGTCCAATAAACTCCCATAGTGGCTTAGCGTCTAGATTCTTAGTGTCCGCTATAGAATTAGAAACTATATTTAGATTACTATCTAATTCGCAAAGTATATTATGGGTTGCTAATACTTGATGTTGTTCGGTGTGTAAGTAGCATAATGGTCCCCATACGTGTTCATTAATGCCGTGTTCAGCATGGTATAGGACATAATTAACATTACGTAAATTAACTAATAATTGTCCATTTAGATTAATAATAGAAGGATTAGTTAATGATGGTCCAATTATGTCATTACTAGATACTAATAATGGATATAAGCCACCTCCTTGGTCTACACAATATTTGACAAAATTTGAAAGTTCGCTTTTCATAAGAATTCTCTAGAGTATAAATTATACTAATGAGTTCTTAAATAATGTCAAATCTATTAATTTATTAGACACCATATCTTCCTCTCAATTGATTGAAATTGGAAGAAATTTCTGATTGCGATAAAGCTCTGTTATAAATTCTCAAAACAGGCAGTCGTCCTAAAAACCGACCGCCGCCAGAACCCCAAGCAGCAGAAGTACTAACCAGAGTGACACCGGTGCCATTTGTAAAAGAAGTCAAATTATATGTAAATCCAGTGCCTTGCGCCAAATTTTGCTGAACCCCACCAAGAAAAACTCTATTAACTCCTGACTGTCTAGTCCAACATAAATGTCTCCAGGTATTGACCGCGCCCGCTTTATTTAAGCTTGTATTAAAACAACCATTGACCGTGCTCAAATCAACCCCTACTTGAAGCCTGTCTCCAAATCCAGTATTACCAAATCTAATTCCCAGAAGACCAGAAGTAAACAACTCTCTATAGTTTGCATCCGTTGTCGTCAAAAAAAACCAAGTTTCTATGCTAAAATCTGTAAGCGATGACATTGTGTTATTCATGACTATTGAATCATTTACCCCATCAAATGTAAAATAGCCACTATTTAGCGAAGAATATCCAACGCCGTTTAATAATGTGCCTGAATTCCTATTTATACTAACATCGTTTACAACAGTGCCAGATCCAGGATAGCTGTTTGGGTTTGCTGCATCAAAAAATAGTATTAGTCCATCAACGATACTTGGCCATTGATTATTCCTAATAGATGAACTTACTTGATCTAAAGACCAAACTCCACTAGCTAGTAAATCTGTGGGAGTGTTTGCGTTTCCTATTGTATTTGCAAATCTTTTTCCCATTAAACACCATACCTGTTTCGGAGAGCATTGAAGTTTTGAGATATCTCGCTTGCCGAAAGCGATTTGTTATATATTTTAACGCTACTCACAGCACCCGAGAAAAGACCGTATTGACCGGCGATAAACTCTCCCGAATTATAAAAAACGCTTGCTCTCAGACTCGTAAACCCATTTTTTATAAAAACATTATTGATATACAGACTTGGCAGTTTGTTGGTATAAACAATGACAATATTAGTAAAAATAGTATTGGATATGGCTACAGCATGAGATAATAAAGGGGCGAGATAAGCGTTTCCATGCTCATAAACACTGAGGCCGTTCGTCCCAAGAGATATTCCTGCTCCACCGTTTGTTGCGGACTGAGCTGGGAAAAGAAGATATCTTTGTCCTGTCAATCCTGTTGTTCCAGAAGTGGCCTGGGCGTTAACGGTTATGGTCGCGGTTGGTCTCGCCCACACGTCTAATGAAAAGTTGTTTGTTCCGATGTTTTCGTATGTTCGGTTTGCACTCTGGTTGGTTCCGTTGAAACTTAAAAATCCCCCGTTATTTGAACTGTATGAGGGAGAGTTAACCAATGTTACGTGACGATTGTTTCCGCTTAAATCATTCCATGTGCTACCCGACCCGGCATATGACTCGGGAATGCCCGCATCCATATTCATTTGCAATCCATCTCCGACTATCTGAACTGGCCACTGATTCCGTCTATTCCTATTTTCAATCTCATAAATATTCCAAATTCCATTACCAGCAGATAATGAAGATGTTCTTGTTGCTCCTATCATGTTTCCTTCTCGAAAAACAACACCCATCAACGCACCTCTTCATAAGAGCACACAATTGTCAGATCTCCACCCGCACTAGCCTGAACTGTGAGCCTTCTGTCTTCTTCAAGCCAAATTGGAGCGTCTCTGCCTACTAAAACAACGGTAGCATCCGCTGGAACAGTAACGGTATTGACGATTGGAAAACCCGTTCCAGCCGTGGCGGAATTGTATATCCTCAAAGTACAATCGACCGAAACCACTCCGTCAATATTCGCTGCATAAATAGATACTATTTTTATAGCAGCATCGGAGTTAGCTGCATTAACTAAAAGATTGGTTTCTGTTGTGTTTGCGAGCGTTAAATATGTTGTTTTTCCATTAACGGTCGTTGGCGACATGAGATTAGGCGTTACCATAATTTATTCCCTCCAGTTCCTCTATAGTGGTTGATGATTTTATTTGAAGTCTTAACAATGAATCTTCTTGGCTTAGTTGAGATCTTGCTTGTCCATAGGCTAGCATCAAAGAAGTCAAGTCCTGAATATTCAATTCGTGGCTAACTCCTTCAATATCTATGATCGTGGTTGAGTTCTGCAATCCCAGAGCCGAAGCTTCTTTGAGCAATAAGAATGCTCCCATAAGCAATGTAACATCAGAAATATCTAAACCGAGGCTCCAACCATAAGGAGTAGCCCATCCCGATTTGATTTTTTCTTTCCAAACCTCGTCAAGAGCTTCTAATTTTTGTTGTTTGGCTTCTTCAAGGCTGGGCATTTTTAAATTAATATCTTCTTGAGTAATCTCCGTGATCATAAAGCCGGACAGCTCTAATATTTCGGGATCATTTGACCATTGTGATGGATCCGTTCTTGTTGACCCGTCAGGTAATCTAATTCTATTAGGAAGCGTCTCAATTAGCCCGGTTAATTTATTTCTGTAATAAGGAGGCTGTCCATAGTATTTTAAAATTAAATTATTATCAATCATTTATTAGTTTCCTAGTTAAAAATTGTACCTATATAGTAAGAGTTTTTAGTGGCATTGGTTCCTTGAATGCCTTGAATGCCTTGACTGCCGGTCAAACCTTGACTGCCGGTCAAACCTTGAACGCCGTCTATTCCTTGACTGCCGGTTAAGCCTTGGACTCCTTGACTGCCCGTGATACCTTGACTGCCGGTTAAACCTTGACTGCCGGTTAGGCCTTGAATTCCTTGACTGCCGGTTAGGCCTTGAATTCCTTGACTGCCCGTTAAGCCCTGACTGCCGTCTATTCCTTGACTGCCGGTTAAACCTTGACTACCCGTAATACCTTGAATACCTTGGCTGCCCGTGATGCCTTGAACGCCTTGACTTCCCGTACTACCGGAGGTGCCTTGACTACCAGTTATTCCTTGAACACCCTGACTACCCGTGCTACCGGCGGTACCTTGACTGCCCGTGATACCTTGAACGCCCTGACTACCGGACGGACCTGCGGTATTTACATAGACTAACGTGTTCCAAGCAGTAACACCGTCTCCTACTTTAAACCTCTGTGTATCTATTTCAAAAACAATTTCGCCGGCCGCAAGTATAGGATTAACAGAAGCCAAAGTAGCGGCTGTTCCTCGTTTGTTTTGAATTGTTGGCATTATAACAACCTCTATAAAAACTTTTTTATCAGTATATTCTTAGCCTATATCAAATCCGATAGAAAATCTATTACATTTTGACCAAACACAGTGCCACTGGGGGATATTAAATATTCTAATATTAAAACCAATCTCATCTCTATCTATTAGAATATTATCTTTTTCAATATCGTACCAATTCATACCACTATCACCACTTTCTGACCATGATATATATATTCTTTTGCCAGATTTTGGACCGTTAGTATGCCACCCCATACCGCCGCGTGGTGGATAAAATATGAGATTTTTGCATCTGTACCCTAAAATTTCCATGTGCTCTTCTAAAAATATTTTTTGAAAATAGCCGGTTTTGTTTTCATAATCCAACAAGTCTGATGGCCTATCAAATAATTTATCAAAATTAAAACCTGGCGTATTAACATAATTTATATGTTTATTACTTAATAGTTCTGTAATATTGATGTTATTTAATTTAAAATTCATTGTATATTAGCCGAAAAAGATTGTACTCTCGCTCCCCATTCATTTAAGATATATAATCTGATTATATCATTAGTAGCTACAGAAAATGTCGTAGATCTAGACAGCGTGGCTCCGTTTGTTAAGGGTATCTCCCAAGCCAATAGATTGTTTTTCGTGACCTGTATTACATCGCACCCAAAATCGCCACAACCACTGCGTACTGTCGTTGTTAGGTTTAATGTTCCTGTAGCAAGACATGTGAACATTAAATATGTGCCATTATTTTCAACCAACCCATTCCATGTTAATGGGCTAGAAGATGTACCAGAACCTGTAGCCGAATCAAATACTCCAGTTGAAGCTTTTTGTAAAGAGGCTGATAATACCGAACTGGCTGTTGGAGTGGGAGTCAATGTGGGCGTCTGAGTAGGAGTACTGGTTATTGTGGGAGTATTGGGAGGTAGGATCACGCCACAATCGATGGTAATATTAGTATCTAGTTTTGATGTGGTAATAGCCCCGTTAGCAATATCTACTGTTGTAACAGAGTCGGTATTAATACTCAAAGTAGCTCCGCCATTGCTTATCGTAATATCTCCTTTATTACCATCTGAAAAACCTTGACCTACAGGACCGGTTGCTCCAATGGTACCCTGCGGGCCTGTTATCCCCTGACTACCCGTAACGCCTTGACTGCCCGTGATACCTTGAACACCTTGACCTCCCGCGCTACCGGAGGCTCCTTGACTTCCGGTGGTACCTTGACTACCGGTTAAGCCTTGACTGCCCGTGATACCTTGACTTCCAGCAATACCCTGGCTGCCCGTTAAGCCCTGACTACCAGTAGTACCTTGACTACCCGTAATACCTTGAATACCTTGGCTGCCCGTGATACCTTGAACTCCTTGACTGCCAGCGCTACCCGTGGTGCCTTGACTACCCGTAATACCTTGAACTCCTTGACTGCCAGCGCTACCCGTGGTGCCTTGACTACCCGTCAAACCTTGAACGCCTTGCGAACCCGTTAAGCCTTGACTACCAGTCAAACCTTGACTGCCTGTTAGGCCTTGAATACCTTGATTGCCCGTTAAGCCTTGACTGCCTGTGATTCCTTGGCTACCCATGGTGCCTTGACTGCCCGTTAAGCCCTGACTACCGGTCAAACCTTGAACGCCATCAATTCCTTGACTTCCTGTTAAGCCCTGACTACCAGTAGTGCCTTGACTACCGGTTACTCCCTGACTACCTGTGGTTCCTTGTAAGCCAGTTATTCCCTGACTGCCAGTGTTGCCCGTAGTTCCTTGACTACCAGTTATTCCTTGAACGCCTTGACTACCCGTAATGCCTTGAACACCTTGACCTCCCGTGCTACCCGTGGTACCTTGACTACCAATAAACCCCTGAATACCAAATAAACCCTGTATTCCTTGTGTACCAATAATTCCCTGAACGCCCTGAGTACCTTGAATAGTGGATATATTATTTAGTGTAGACTGTAAATTATTAATATCGGAAATATTATGTGAATGACCACCAATACTAACGCCCGTGCCATTAACAAAAATACCCTGACTAAAATTACCAGTACCAGCCACATCTAATTGATATAATGGATTGCTAACATTTATACCAACATTATTATTAGCTATATAAATAGTATCACTAATGCCAGAAGCATTAATAGACTGTCCTAAATTAGCGTTTTTTCTAGATATGGTCATATTGATAATCTCTTGTAATATTTATTTATTTACACCTTTATCATAATTCCTGGTCATGAAAGGATAGATACCATAAAAAACAAACCTCATTGACCCATTAAGCCCGTAAAATATTACTATTAAAAGCGTTTAATATCTGATTTAAGCTAATAATTTCAGCATCCGTAAAAGATAATCCCACCGAATACATTCCTATAGCAGCATTTGTTAGTACGCCTGGGCCATGTGTTGATGAATTTTTGTTAAAAATCCCAATTGTGGACGATCCTGGAGTTCCGGGGGTTACAACGGTCGAACCGTCAACGTCAAATATCCCGTTTTTATAAATCCTTCCTTGAGTAGAAGAGCCTGTACCTAACCAAAAAGTAGGAGGAGTATAAGAAGTACCCCAAACATAATCATTCCCAGCCCCTGAATAATATCCCATAGAAGAGGCCTCTCCGTTTGCGCTGATACTCCATGAGCTAACATTACTAGCTCCATTATCGGATCCTATTAAAGCTCCATAACCTCGCGTATTTTTTACCGTTTCATAAGCAGATAAGTGGCGATTATTCGTGGTTAAAACCGATTGAGCCAAATTGGTCAACAAATACTTATTACCAGAAAAAGACCCTTGTAATCCAGAAGTTTCTGAGTAATCGGAAGCTATAAAATTATTATTAATATCAATATGAGATCCATAAAGAACAGTAGCTGAAGGGCCTAAATATAACGGAGTCAAAGCAGAAACTAGATTGTTTCCACAAAATAGATTTAATCTATAAAATTTATCTCTCAAACCATTTGCATTAATACTATTGCAAAAACTATTTACAGAGCTAGCAGTATTAGAAGATATAGAACCTCCATTTGTATAAACTCTATTAATCCATAGTTTAGCATCATTGTTTGTTACGGAAGCGAAGGTGTTGCTTGGTTTGCCTCTAGCAAGACCATCATTAAATGCGTCTATAATAGATGTTAGTGTGGCTATTTCTGAACTTGTTAAATTTATACCAATAGTATATAAAGACAATCTAGCGTCTGTATGAGTACTACCAACACTTGTTGCTCCTATTTTTTGAGCAAATATTCCTATAGAAGTAGTATCTGGGGCACTGATAGTGTTAACAGAATTGGTGGTTAAAGTATCCGAATATAGCTTATTCAACCCATCACTATCGGTAAGACCAATCACAAATGTTTTTTCCGTCATTAACATACTAATACCTGTGGATAGTTGTCCAGACGCATTACCTGTCCAAAAACTTGCTACATTTGTACCAACATCTGTTTGTAGTCTGGTATCAGAAGTCCAGTCGAGCGTAGCGGCATTGGTTTTTGCGCCCATAATCATTCTGTATGGCGCAGAAGGTAACTTATTCATAACCACGCCCAAATGTCTATATGTAGCAAAATTTTGTGGCAGCATAGTGTCTAGCCACTTATTTGAGGCGTTGCCTATTAATCCACTATTTTCACTATAGTCAGCTGATACAAAGTTATTATTTGTGTCTTCTACGCCTCCGTATCTGATTCCAGAAGTTGTTTGGCTACAATATATCGGCGTTAAACAAGACTCCAAGCCGTTTCCGCAAAATAAATTAACTCGATAGAATTTATTTCTTAATCCGGCAGCGTCTATACTATTACAAAAAGTATTAACCAAATTAGCGGTGCTAGACGATGCCGAACCGCCCTTAGAGTATACCGTATCTATCCAAATTTTAGCGTCTTCATTATCTATTCCCGCAAATCCAGTACTAGATCTACCTCTATTTAAACCCAAATTAAATGTTTCTATAATTTGATATAATACGTTGTGTTCGGAGTCTGTGAGCGGCAAGCCTATGGTATAACCAGCAACAGTAGCGTCAGAGTGCGAGGATACACCAGCACTACTATTTGTAGCTAAAATAACAAAAGAATTAGGGTTTGTGTCTGATAACTGACCGCTAATATTAGTGGTTGTAACTACGCCTCCTACTCCTCCAGTATAAAATCTAGCGCTATTATTGGCATTGCGATTAACTACATAAAGTTCTTGAGCATTGTTTTTATAAGATATTATTGTACCACCACCCCCCGATCCGCTAAAAACCGCAGACATAGTATTAGATAAGACAGCATGATTTATTTGAAATCTGTCATTATTTAAGTCGTTAGTTGTGCCTATCAATCTTCTGTTATTAGATTGACTGCTTTTGGTCATATATATGCCAATATGTCCTGTTCGGAGATTGTCGGGAAGTTTATTGGGGGCCAAACCAGTATTCAAAAATTTGGTGGATCCATCACCACGTAACCCTGCCCCTACTCCTGTTTCAACATAATCCGAACTAGTAAAGTTATTGTTAGCGTCAATTAAACTACCATACTGAATAGTGCGATCAATTCCTTTGTACAGCGGAACACTCGCTGCATTCACATTATTTCCGCACATCAAATTTAATCGATAGATTTTACCCCTAAGACCAGCAGAATCTATACTATTGCAAAACGTATTAAGAAGATTTGCTGTAGTACTAGATACCGTGCCGCCATTATAGTATACATTATCTACCCAAATCTTCGCATCTTCATTCGTAACTGATGCAAAAGAAGCGCTTGGTCTTGTTCGACCCATAGACGTATTGAACGCATCGATGGCGTTGTAAAGAGTAACGGTTTCGGCCGAAGTTAATCCTAAGCCTATATGATACATTGAAATTCTACCATCTCCGTAATTCGCTAGTGTTCCGTTATTATTTAGAGCGTGAATAACAAATCCGTCTGATCCTCTGGCTGCAGACACGGAATTGGATGATGAGCCAGATATTCCGTTCCAAGAATGGAAGAAATTATTACCGGCTGTCCTAGAATAAACATGATAACCAAAAAGAGTAGAGTTGGTTGGTTCAGCTGGATAGTATGTGGCACCATCCAACCCTCTAGTAAATCCATCTCTATAATACAAAACGGTCGTATCTGCATTAGTGTTTTGGGCGACTCCTAGATAGGTACTAAATGCTTTGGATGTAGGCTCAGAAATAAATGCTCCAAAAGATATACTAGAATTATTAGTATAATCTGTGCCAAGTCCGGTGTCTAACCTTTTATTTGAACCATTGCCCTTAATACCAGCAAAACTACCGCTCTGATTATAGTCGGAACTAGTAAAGTTAGTATTTATATCAATTAGAAATCCATGCTGTGTACTGCTAACACCCTGTCCTCTATAAAGAGGTACAGTAGCAGCATTTAAGTTGTCTCCACAGAATAAATTGAGTCTAAAGAACCTGCTTCTTAATCCGGCAGAATCTATAGTGTTACAAAAATTTTGTACAGCAGTTGCGGTTGACAGGCTGACAGTTCCACCGTTTTCATATACTCTAGTAAGCCAATCTCTAGCATCAGCATTAGTGATACTATCAAAAGTTGAACTTAGTGTTGTTTGTTGTGCTCGTGATAATGCCGCTTGGAAAGTTTGCATTATATCGTAGTAATTCTGTACATCAGCAGATGTTAATGATGTTCCTATAGAATAGCCTTGTAATCTATCCAAATAATTAAATAGAGCAATGCCGTTTCCTACTCTATTTTCAGCAAAAATTGAAACAGTACTAACTGTGGTGGGATTCAAAGCATTTGCAAACGTTAGATCTCGCTGTCCCACCACATTAGCTCTACCCTCATAAAGATTAAGTATGTAATTAGAATAATTACCAACATAAAGTCCTTTTCTTGTTGGATATATAGCTGTGGTTGAGGTATTAGTTTGATTTAACCGAGCATTAGCAAAAGCTCCAACATTATACCCGGCCAAACCTATTTGTAATGAAAATCCTGTACTAGCACCATCATATGCTCCCATAGCATATCCACCACTAGTTAGATCTTTGCTATAAATAGCATAGTGCATGTCGTTATTTAACTGACTAATAGATCCTGTAATAAGACCAGTGTCTAAATATCTTCTAGAAATATTGCTATTTCCAGCAATTTCTTGAGTATTTCCTAACAATCCTTGATTTTCTATATAGTTAAAATCGTCAGAATTAACATAGTATCCGTATGATATAGGTATATTAATGTCATTTTGATTGCCATATCTAGGACCTAGGCGAGCTGGTGCTCTATATAAAGGCACTAAGCAACTATTAATAGTATTTCCACAGAATAAATTAAGTCTATAAAACTTATTTCGTAATCCAGCAGCATCTATACTATTACAAAAATTATTAACAGCCAAAGCCGTACTGATACTTACAGTGCCATTATTAGTATAAACAGCATCTATCCAAGATTTAGCTTCGCTATTTGTAACGGAGGCGAATTGTGCCGATGGTCGAATTGGGAGTCCTCTTCCAAGAGACGTTTGGAAATCTTCCATAATACTACTATATGTTGATACTTCCGCATCAGACATGCTATGGCCAAAACTATACCCTTTAAGATATCCGGAAATATATGTGAAACCAGAAGCTCCTACTGATCCATTAGTAAATATGCCGATCTGTGATGTTTGGGGTGTTTGATACAACATATTAAGAGAGTTTTGGGAAACGGTGCTACCTTGTTCATACGATTTAAAATTGGTAGCACTGCTTCTATTTGATACAAATAAACCCCCGAAATAAGAGCTTCTTGTCGGCACAAACGGCCCATAGTTAGAACCTAAATAGTGTCCGTCTGTGGTATCAAAAAAAGCAATACTAATTGATCCACCGCCCATAACTACTCTGTTACCACCAGCATATTCATTAGTATCGATATTGTATTGAGTCTGATAAAAAGCCATATGACCAAAATCTGACGCTCCTATAGCATCAAAAGATACTCCTGTCAATAAATGGTTTCCCTGTGCTGTTGAAATCAGCCCATTTTTTTCATCATAATTAGGTCCTACAAAACCGTTATTTGTATCCGTTCTACTTCCATAAAATGTATTATTATCAGGACCCAAATATAACGGCGTTAAGCAAGCAGCTAGGTCATTACCACAAAATAAGTTAACTCTATAAAATTTCTTTCTAATTCCAGCAGCGTCTATTCTATTGCATAAAGAGTTGACCCGATCCGCTGTTCGTTCACTAACGCTTCCTCCGTTTTGAAAAACTCTATCTACCCAATTTTGAGCATCTTTATTGGAGACTTTAATGTTGTGTCGAACAATAGACGATCCAATACTATTTGGTGAAGAGTATGATCCTAATCCCCATTTTTCAGAGAGATAGTTCTCAACCATGGCTCTTTCATTATCTGTTAATACACGATCATATCTGATACATTCGGCAACATACCCGATCATTCTTCTGGCTGTTTGCCCTCCTCCTGTTCTTGCACCTATTTGAACTCTGTTTGCTGCGGCGTTTAATGTAACTCCGGTACCCGTAAAGTTTTCTTCTAGATTTCCATTCACATATATTAGAGAATTGGAGGTATTGCTTTGATTATAAACTCCCGTAATAACCCTGGGCAAACCCAGCATACTAGAGTTTGTGTTACTAGAAGAGGTTGTACCAGCGCCAGCACCATCCAAAAACACCAAGCAAGCTCCTGCCGCCGTTGATCCTATATAACAAAATCCTGGACCATTAAGTCCTCCAGTACTATCTCCGTGTGTCACAATACCAGAAACATCTCCGGAGTGAGAATCTATTCTGCACACCACAAATAGTGTGCAAGGAGCCGCATATGGTCTATTTACCTGAGATAAAAGATCGTCTCCGCCATCAAAATAAAGCATAGGTCTGCCATTTTGCATATTCGTGCGATATGTCGGGCGAGCAGAAACCGTAGCCTGAATAACGTCTTGTCCAGAAACTTTATCAGCCCAGTATGCAATAGTTTGTCCGTCCGCTGAAACATTAGTACTTGCCGCCGTATCAACAAATAGTGTTTTAGGGTCATTCGCATCAAGCCACATAGAGCATCTTGATATGTCTGTTGGTTTAGATATAGATGTAGTTAATTTGTTGATATTCCATTTATCGTGCAGATATTTTTCAACTAATTTGCGCTCTTGATCGCTCACAGCCCTATTGTAACAAATAAACTCTCCTATGATCATACCGCCGGTACCAAGAAAATTAGCATCCGAACTATAACCGGCTATAATCAATACATCATTAGATCCAGTAGATAGGTTACCATCTACTCCGAGGTTGTTCTTTGGTAATAAAATACCATTACGATAAACGTTAGTAGAATTCCATATTGTTCCATTACTTTTAATAACAGATTCTATAATTGGTAAGTTCTTCGTTTGTGGAGGATTATTAATGGTTATTCCATTAGTTCCGCCATATTCTATACGATCATCAAATTTTGCTATTTGAGTATATCCACTATAATTACCAAATCTAAAAACTACTTGATTATTAACACCAGGCTTTGTAATATTACAAACCCAAAAAAAACTTAGTTCCTCTCCCGGTACAGTATTAGCTAGATAAGCAAGTAAAAAGCCAGAATTATTTTCAAAAGACACGGCTCTTTTACCATTAATAAAACCAATTTCTCCTTGTTTTTCTATTCTATACTGAGAAAGAGCAAAATTTAAATCTGTTTTATTCTTCCAATAACCTATTTTTTCTCCGGGCTGACTGCTTTTGTCATGCAATGTAGTCTGCATACCCCATTTTTTAGACAAGTATTGTTCTACCCGTGCTCTATTTTCAGTTCCTATATCAGTATTAAAGGTAATAACTTCTACTATTTTACCTTTCATGACGACTCCCGAAACTCCACCTCCGCCCGAGTAAGTAAAACCAATAGCGTGATTGTTTCCTCCGTCGTGACCAAGACCTGATTGCGAATATATGTGATTACCATTCAATCTAACAAATAAAGTTCCAGATGCTGACCGAACAGAAGTAATATTAGTTCCAGTCCTGGGCCTATCCCAAGTGAAGGTTGCTGATTTATTATTAGTAAAATATCCAAAATTACTAGATCCGTCATATGTAAAATACGCATAGTTAACTTTAGTCTGATAAAGAGAATACGATACTGTATTATCAGGTTCAAAAACAATAAAGACTTCGCCAAAAGTAGGAAACACAGCAGATAAATTCCCTATTAAAAAATGATCATCCGCCCCATCAAATGTTATAGCAGGAAGGTCGTTGATAGATCCTGAATATGATGGCCTATAGCTAGAAACATCTTGTCTAGCATGGCGATTATTTCCTGTTTTATCTGCCCAATATCCTACCTTGCTATTAGCGGTTGTTGCAACGTGGTTGTCTGTTGTATTCCACTTATTAGCTAAGTACTTTTCGACAGAAGCTCTTTCTTCTCTGGTTAAATTACGATTATATGCTAAAATTTCATAAATATACCCGGTCATTCCGGATGACCCATTGCACGATGCCCCAATATTAGAAAGCAGAGACGATGCAGGGCCAGATCCCATAGAAGAATCGATAAAAGAAGATAGTCCTGCTTGCCATCCACTATAATTAGTAGATCCAGATCTAGATAAACATATCATTTGTACGGAGGTGGGTATGCCGACTTCTGTTGGAAAAGCTATTTCTGGTCCAGAGTTATAAAACTGAATATTTGTTGAATTTGCTCCAGGATTATTGTAGTACAAAGCGCTTGCGTAACAGCCCGGGGTTCGCCTACCTAAAATTACTTCTCCATCATGAACTGCTGTTCTTTGACATACTAAAAACACAGTATAGTCTTGCGTACTACTAGTAAGAGAGCCCGATATTTGAGTAGTTAATAATGTTGAATTAGCATTAGAAAATTGTAATCCCTGTAAATTATTTTGTGGATTAATATTTCTAGAAGGCCTTTGATTATTATTAAGTTGAGTCGCATGGAAGCCGTTGCCACTTTTATCTCTCCAGGCTCCAATTGTATCTCCGCTATTCGTAACGGTACCATTAACATCAGAAATATTCCACTTATCGGCTAGATATTTTTCAACTCTATATATTTCATCATTCGTCAACCTGCGATTAAAAGCACAGACCTCGGCCAGCCTAATATCTCCGAACCTAGAGCCAGCGTATGAGTTGTGAGAATCTGCTCCTACCGAAAGACCAAAATTCGGGGACACTCCGCTAGTAGCGACATTAGTATTGACCGTTGTAATTGTGCGATCAGAGCCCTGTCCTCTCATGAATACAGATGGAGTAGAAGCTTCATAGGCCAGAGTATGCAGCCATATTGTTGCGTCAGGGGAGCTATTTGTATCAAAAGTTACGTTCTGTTTATTGTGGGCGCCACCTTGGCTTATGACAAATTGTAAACGACCATTATGAGGATTTTGATCTTCTACAAATATCCCGAAGCTATTGATGTTTGATTGATATAATGGCTCTCCGTTTCCAAACCAGTAACGATAATCTGATGATACGGACGGGGTGTCGCCTCGTTGACCAACGAAGATCCATGTCATACTACCTCCTGTAGCCCATCCCCATTCTGAAGCGGTCTGATTAGAAAGGATATCATCTATGCCATCAAAATGCACCGCTCCAGAAGAGAAGACAGATGTTGACCGAATTGGTTTTTTAGACCCGGTTGCCTGCTGAACATGTCTGGCATTACCGCTCTTATCTCTCCATAGTCCAACCGTATTGCCCACCGAAGAAGGAGTGAGTCCCGCTGTATCTTCAAACATAGAAGCCGGATCTGAAGCATCAAGCCAGAATTGACAACCGCCAATGTCTGTAGGCGCAGATACAGGAGATAGTGGTCCTACATTAGTTTTATATATTGATGTATTATCAGCAGCATCCAGCCACAAAGCACACCCACTAACTTCTGTTGGACTAGAAACCGCAGTAACTGGCCCAGCACTAGTATTATATAATGTAGAGGCATCAGAGCTATCATACCAAGTAGAGCAACCGCCAACACTGGTGGGTGTAAAATTATCAGGAACAGTTACAGATCCTTGATAATCGGTGGTAAATAGTGTAGATTCATCAGTAGCATCTATCCAAACCTTGCATCCAGGAAGTTTGGTTGGATTAAAGTCTAAATTATCATCATTATTATTTGATGGAATTAAATTTCCCATAAGTTATCCTTATAGATTTAGAGCAATACTGAAGCTTCTCTAAATGCTTGGTCTATTTGTTCACTACTCAGTCCTAACGAGGCACCCAAGGTATTTATCATAGGATGATCACGCTCTACATAAGGAGCATATTCCCACTGAACTTCTATTTGTGCTTTTAATAATGGGTCTGGAATCTGAGAAATAATATCATATATTTGATTCATTGAGAAGCCATTGTTGACCAACCATAGTCGGATTTGTGTTGCTGTAATGGTTTGTGGAACTGGTATTTCTTGAAGTATTTTGCTCCATCCCGCTGGCAATTGATCATCAGGAATTAAACTAAAGCCTTCTGGAGCTTTCCAGCCAAGTGGTAAATCAAGTCTCAGAAATGTTTCAACTAATCCATCCGAATCTCTTACCAAAGCCCAAGACTGTGTTAATTCAGTTATCTGTGGCACTATAGCTGGTGTTGTAGTCGGAATAGCGGGAGTTTCTACGGGGCTTTCTACTACGGGTTCTGGTGTTGCTTCCGGTGTAGTCTCTGGGGTTAATTCTGGAGTCACCTCTGGTGATACGTCCGGAACGGGTGGTGTTGTGATTTCTGGATCTAATACTACCTCTGGACTATTTGTAGGATCTGGAACAATTTCAACAACTGTCTCAACAGTAGGCTCAGGTGGAGTATTAGTGTTATCGATTTCTGGATTGTTATCAAATTCATTCATTATATTAGCTCCATACTGTAATTCTTACAAAACCATCTCCGCCATTCCCTCCAGCTCCACTATTAAATCCATTAACAGAAGCACCTCCTCCGCCACCACCACCTCCTACACTAGCAGTACCACCAACACCACCTGCGCCAGCATTATTAGCTCCTCCACCGCCGCCTCCACTACCTATTCTGTTCAGATATACTACAGCAGGAGCACTTTCTCCATTGCCTCCTCCAGCAACTCCTCCAGCGGGATTATAACTTCCAGTTGACGTATATCCGAACAGATCGCCACCAGGAAAAGTCCCAGTACCACCAGCATAATGAATATTTGACGAACTTATACCACCGCCACCGCCACCACTTTTGCACCATCCGCTAGAATTATTAGCAGAACCGGCTACAGATTGGCCATTACCTCCAGCATTTCCTGTTCCCCCAGTACCTCCAGTAGAACCTTGATATGTCGAAGGTCTTCCGTTTCCGGAATTAGCAGCGATACCACCGACACCTCCAGAAGTAGACCCTCCACCACCACCATCTCCAGGACCAGTACTAAAATTATAGTTACTAGGAAAAAACACAGTAGTAAATGTAGTAGGATTAGCTCCACTATTTCCATTCGTATCATTTGCTGTTACAGCAGCCCCTCCAGCGCCGCCAGCAGCAACTGTTATTGTTGTAGTTAAGGAAGAGAATAATGATGTGGATACTCTATGTATACTAATACCACCAGATCCTCCTCCGCCTCCACCACCCCTAGTAGATCCAGCAGCACCTCTTCTTCCACTACCGCCTCCTCCACCCGCTCCAATAGTTATAATCTCTATAAACTTAGCGGAAGATGGTAGGGTCCATGTCCACGATCCAGATGATCCTGTTGCGGTACTTGGAGCGCTTGTAACAGTAAAATCATAAACATTAGCAAAAGTAAAATCTGTTGGATTATAGGCTTTAATAACCCCTGCTGTTCTCCAAAGCTTATTAGAATCATCATAAAACAAAGTAATAGATTCGTTAGGAGATAGAATAACATCATTATTATTAGAAACTAAGATTTTATTCGTAGAAATACTAAAAGAAGATAGATTAGCTATTCTAATATCATAAGATCCAACGTTAAACATGGTAAAAATCTTGTCCTTGATACCTACTAATCCTGTTATGGTTATTACAGACGAACTAGTAAGTCTGATTATATCATAATTTTTGGGCAGAGAAAGGTTGTCGGTATCTACAGTTAAATTAATAACAGGATATACTGAAGAATCATATCTTGTATTATATGCGCTAAATATGCCATTGTTCATAGATCCCCACCCCAAGCCATAACGTTGAAGGTTTCTGCATTTGCTGTAGATGCTCTAAGAGTATTGCCAGAAGGTAATACAAAATTATCATAACTTTTATATGTTCTATAAGCTGTGGCACTAGACGAAGGAATAGTGGAGGATATAGGAAACTCATCAAATAGATAATTGGTAGTTCCGTCAAAAATGAATAATCTAACCATACCAGAAGTAACAGTACCGGCCGCCTGTATAGTAATCTCATTAATTTTGGTGCCAGAAGCACCAGCTACAACAACATTAACTAGAGTTCCTGATCCATTAAGATTGGTGTTTGCAGTAGATATTGTTGCTATTCCTAGTCTTGGTGATGATGCAAACTGTGGTGTTGCTGCCATTGTTATTGATCCTTATCTATAATTTGACCATAAAAATAAATTGTTTGTGCTTTGTGAATTGGTTGGTGCTATTCCTGATAGTGATGTTATGGTATTTTGTAAATTTTGTATATCTTGTATAGTATGTTGATGACCGGATAATGCGACACCACTACTGTTAATAGTTAAATTATTAACAGATATATTATTAAAGGCTGCGTCTGGTCCACTAATAACACCGCTTACTACTGACACATCATGATTACTGTCTACTAAAATAGTGTCTCTAGAGCCAGAAACATTTATGGATCTACCCAGTAGCGCATTTTTATAAGCTATACTCATAGTAGTTCCCTATATGTTTAATAAAATAACAAACATCTATAGCATTCAGTATTAGAATGTCTATTGAGCCACAAATATTTCAAGTGGTCGGGTGTTTCAAAAATTTCCATTCTATTTCCTATGATAGCCGTTCCAGCGACGAAGGGGTAGATACCAGCCCCATGCACTATATTAGTATTTATATCTAAATAATAACATCTTAAAGTGGCTTCCTTAGTAAAATAAATTCTATCTTGTCCATCATAGATATACATACTACCAGTAGTTAATGTTTCTGATTGTGGACTAACTACTATAGTATCCCAAGTATCGGTATTTAAGTTAAGCCTATCAAAACCAGAAGCGGCACCACCTCTAGCCACAAACATAAATCTGCCTCTTTTGGCAAGATCCGAAGACCCCTGATTCCAGCTAAGCTCTATACCCGCACCTCTTGCTGGTATGCCCAATATCGAATAAGTAGTATTCGCAGTTACTGCTGCTGTTGTTACAGCCGCTGAAAAGGTCAAGGTATTACTTGTATTAGATGATATAGTGGCTTCTTGATTCATACCCGTACCACTGGTAAATCTAACTCTTCTACCGGCGAAAATATTGACTACCCAATTCTTAGAGGTGTCCTGTATAGTAGTAGTACTCTGTGTTCCTGTGGCTAAACCACTATCTATCGCGCCGATAGCAGGAGCTGTCGATATAACATATCTAGATACTCCATTAACAGGGGCTGTACCAGCCGCTTGAAAAGTTAAAGTATTGCTTGTATTAGACGCTATTCTAAAGGCTTGTACAGTATTGGTGCTTGTTCCAGGACTTGTCTGATTGGTGTTCATATATACAATATAACCAGCCCACTGATTAGTTGTCCAATTTTTAGCAGCATCTACGAGAACAGACGTTGAAATCGTATTAAACACAGCATTAGCTGATGGAGTACCGCTCATTGTATAAGTATATGTTGTTGTAGAGGTAACGGTTATGCTAGCTGTAATATTATATAGCGCAGCATCTGCTCCTGTGGCACCAAGATGGGATATGGATTGTCCAGTTCTAAAGTTGTGAGGCACTGCCGTTGTGACCGTTGCGGTAGTTCCCGATCTGGTCGTTGACGTTATAGGAATGGCATAGTCGCTACCATATCTAGCGGAGCCGCTCCTACAAAGACCATTATCATATTCTCTACCATAAGACATAGAATCTCGTTCTAGATTATGAACTACCACAGCAGCTTGTCCACCATACATAACGAACAATTTATCAGAATCTCCTTGTATTTTATACGTAGATGTAGAATCTGGATTGGTATTCCATGGGGGGCTCACAGTAAGTGTAGTACTGGTATTGGATATAATACTACGTTGTTGTCCCGCGCCTGATCCAGATGTAATATATACAGACATGTTTTTCCATCTGTCTACCGCCCACGATTTGGTAGAATCAACAAGCGCTGTAGCAGTAGCGCTAGTCGTGGTTCCTGCGTCTAGTCCTTCTATAAGATATCTAGAGGTCGAGTCCGGGGAAGTACCAGATCCCGACCAGGTAAGAGTATCCACGGTATTGGATACTATCTGACGCAATTGATTCTCACCAGTACCGGTGTAAATCCTAACATAATAACCGGCGAATTGATTAACCTTCCATTGTTTTGTATTATCTACTAAAGTAGTAGTGGTGCCTGAAGTCGCGACACCCTTTTCCCATATTGTAGAGTTTTCGGTTTGTCTTTCTATGGTGAGATCGGTAGGTGTACCGCTAGATAAGTTCGTAGTACTTCTATAATACCACGTATCTGCTGCAATATCATAATAAGCCGAAATGCCTGTAGCATATGTATATAAAAACACGCCACCAGACTGTACCATAAATCTAGATGTAGCGTCTGGCTGTGTAGCCCAGTTGGTATCAACAGTAATAGTGGAACTTTCAATAGAGTATACGGTCTGAGAACCAGCAGTTGAAGAAACAGCCGTTCCTAATGGAGCCATAGCGTCCCATGGATTAGTAGCAAATAAATTAACGTCACCAAACGTTAATGTATTATTACTGTTATATAATATTTTTCTCACTTGACTGATACCAGAACCAAAAGTGATTCGTAGCTGATATCCCACCCATTGATTAGCTGTCCAGTTTTTGGTAGAGTCTGTAATCTGTAACAAAGAAGTTGTGGATGAAACACCTGTAGCAATACCTGAGTCTATAGTTACTGGATCGGAAACAGCTGTTATTACTCTTTGTTGTCCTGCTCCTGTGCCCGATACGATGCGAACATCAAAACCTTTTAAAATTTCTCCATAATGTGCCGATGACACCATATTATTAGCGCCAGCTGATATAACACGACCATAGTACCCTACAGCCCCAGCAAATCTCATACTTGAGGCAGTAGTGGGCGTATAGGGAGGATTTGCTAGCTGTAGATAGGCATCTGTAATAGTGTCATATCTCCAAAAGCTGTTCGTTCCTATAAGATAGTATATGTATCTGCCATGATTAGGGTGATATAGGCTATTGTCCGCTGAACACGAGGCACTAACGGCAGAAGAAGCAGCAGGAGCAAATCTCAGCCATTCCCATACTGGAAGGTCTACTTGTGTTCTAAGAGTATTGACTAAGGTCATTTTAAATTCCTATTATTTTAAATTTTGAATTAATTAGTTATGAAAAATCTAGCTTGCTTCTGATTCCATTAGCATATGCGTTTCTTGCTATATCTACAAATTGTTGAAGTCCATGGCCAGCAATAGCAGCCATATTACTTACTGTAGACACGGTATTAACTGTAGCCAAAGTTGGTAAAGTATCTACTACCATTCTTTGTCTATTAGCGCTATCTACAACAGCATTGCTTTCGAGTAACTTAACCATTCTTCTAAGTAAAATTAATGCCTCTTCGCTAGCTAATTGATTATTACTTATCTGGTCGCTAGAAATAGTAACAGGTGCGCTGTTGGCATTATTGTTTTGGCCGTTTTGATTATTTCCTATGATATATGCCATAATTAGCCTATTTAAAGAGTTGAAAGACCACAAAGATAAAATACACCAATTAAATAATGATCCAGTTTTGACTATTACTGACCAGATCAATAGAAACGTATTGATTTATTATAGCAATAATAGACTGATTGTCTATAGTTTGTCCACTTTGTGGTATTACGTTGATTGTTCCATTACTTAAATTTTTAATAGTATACCTATTATTATTATCAACAGCCGATGGCATCGTGACGGTGACACCCGGTGCTGTCGCTACATAAATATAATCTGTTTGTGGTGTGGTGCCAGCGGTAGTTGACGCCGATATAGTATTTATGCTTCTTCTAGCTTTACCCGAAATAAAAGACACATACTCGATTACCGATCCAGAGGCGGCTGGCGTATTAAGCGTAACAGTAGCCCCATCGTTGGCCGTATACTGGGCGTTTTTAATTAATTTTAATCCATCTTTATATATATCTAAACCACCTACATCATATCCGCCGACTATATTAATAGTACTCAATGAACCCGTGACACTAATAATATCTCTACTAATTTCGGCGCTATATTGATCGGTAGCAATATGTAATGGATTAGCAAGGGTCAAACTAATATATTCCAATACGCTACCAGAAGGTATCGGGGATATTGTGCTGAACGAGTACCCATTGGTTGCTGTAAAATCTATATCATTAACTAGTTTAACTCCGTTAAGAAATAGATCGAAGGCGCCAGCGGTATATCCACCAGGAACATTAAAAGACGAAGTGTTAGAAGTAACATTAATAGTACCTCTATTGGCTCCATAATAATTTTCTGAGCTTACTATTAAACTATTATTAACATCATCATAATTAATATTTATGCCTGTTCCTGCCACCAGAAGAGAAGCTACTCTGTCATCTACTTCTTCTGTGGTAAGTCCTAAACTCCCACTAACTCCAATAGAATAATTACCACTACTATTAGTAATAGATACGTTCGGCCCTGCTAAAATATTTTTAACGGGTAATAATCCGCTGACATTGGCCGCAAAATCATTATAGCTTAGAAAAGAAAAATCGGTAATAGTAGGCGAAACCGCCATATACTCTATAACAGACCCGCTGGGAGCAATATCTGTTAAAGAAAATGTGGATCCGTCATTGGCGGTATAGTCTCCATATTGAGATAGTTTAATACCATTTAAAAATATATCTAGAGTACCAACCGTATATCCGCCAGAAACATTAAAAGTGCCGCTAGGACTATTTAATATGATAGTTTCTTTAATTGTTCTAGGATTAATACTAGACAAAGAATTCCAGTTATTAATACCGTTACCAATTTTTAAGATATTATTAGTAACATCATATCCAGGCTCTCCACTAGCCAATACAGGATTGGTAGAACTCCATAACGAAGCTGTTCCTTTTCGTAAAGTTATGGTTGTATTAGCTGGCATAAAAAACTTTCATTGTATTATTATATATAAAATCAATCAGCTTTAGAACAAGTGGCATGCTTTTATTTTTATCTATTAATTAACAAGTCAGAGGATTACCGCTTATAGAACCATTGACAGTACCACAATTATAAGACGTATTAGCAAATATAGCATTTCCTCCAATATATCCGCCTATTGTATTATAAGAACTGTCATTAAAGACAACATTACCATAAACTGCGCCCGTATTCTGTGAGTTGCCATTAAAAGTAGCGCTCCCGTAGACATCGCCTGATTGGTTGACTGAACTATTTTTAAAAACAGCATTTCCTGTTACAACTCCAAAATAGTTGATAGAAGTATCATTGAAAGAAGCACTACCGTTTACATAGTCCATGTTATACGAATTACCATTAAAAATAGCATCGCCGTTAACAGTCCCTTGATTTCTTGCAGTGTTACTAAAAGCTGCGCTTCCATTGATAGTACCAGCAGCGCCAAGTCTTGAGTTATTTATAAAAGAGGCAGTTCCGGTCACAGTGGCAACAATACCCAGAGTATTATTATTCATTGTTAGATCCACAACTGTTGGAGCATTACCGCTGTTAGTCAAACATGATGTTTTCAGTATCACGCTATCAATACTACGTGGCAAATGACTAGATGGAATAGTATTCTGTTCATTAAGCCACCAATTATTTAAATTATTCCAATCACTACTAGTACCAAAGTAATATAGGACTTTAGATTCTGCTGTTCTAATCTTCGCCACACCGCCAACTATTCTTAGGCCATTACGTATTGTGCTTGAAAAATTAGTCATCAAAATAAATTCCTATTTTAGAAACTTGGAAATCCTGTTAAATTAGCTGTAGATAATTGATATCCTCCACCTAAAGTATTCATCATTGTATTAATAGCACTAATGTGAGGAACAAGAAAAGTACCAGAAGTAAATAGTCCTCCATACGTTAGGACCGTAACCAAAACCAATTCGTTATTAATAACAACGAACCCTGGGCTGCCAGAATCACCAGTAATAATAGATTCCCAAAACGCTAATCTTTGAGAGTTTACGGGCTCTGCTATAGTTAGAGAATTAGATACTGAAACAATATCTCCGACTAATGCTTTCTCTTCTTGATCCACAATGATTATTGGCACTCTAGCAGCATAAGAAATATTAGGTAAATAAGAGGCCCAATTGGTCGGTAATACCTTAGCAAAAGATACTGTTGCTGGCACGTCTGAATCTAGAACTCCTATAGCTATATCAGGATAATAGGGTTTGTAATCTGGATGTACTAATTTATTAACCATAGTTCTATTAACGACATTACCAGAACTATCTATAAATCTAACGATTGCTCCTGTATTGATTTGGTAGTGAGCAGCAAATAGTATGTGCCTTGGACTAATAAGTGTCCCACCCATCGTATTTAGTCCTGTAGAATTCCAAACAGAACAACAACTAAAATTAAGAGCAGAAGCCCAAAACGAAGCATTGGAAGGATAGCTTGGAGGATTTGTGGTATGATTTTGAGCGGAAAATCTTCTAATAGAACTCGAAGCTGTTTTACCTGCTAATAACGTATCTACTGTAGACGATATATTGTGCGCAGTTGTACCATTAACGAATGACGAAAAAGTATCAACCACAGAACCCTGTATTCTTTCTGTGACTACTTGTACAGAAGCCGTAGCGCCGGAGGAGTCTGTTCCGGTTATTTTTGTCACGCCAGGAAAAACAAATGAGGCTAGACCACCAGAAGCAGGAACTGGGTTAGTAATAACATTAGTATTATTGCTTACTAATATTCCACTAACTGGAGTATCTCCATTTTTAAGTAATCTTACGTCATAGTCTGTTTCAAATTCTCCATTGGTTTGTCGCGTATAATTAGAGTCTTTGACTACGACATTGGTCGTGGATGCTGGTACCGTTTGTCTTAATATTTTATTGGCGATGACTACTAATTCGTTTGCTGATACATCTCCGGTAATAGACCATCCGGCACCTCCATTTGCTATTGGCGCAGTTAAATAATTTCTTGCTGCGCTAGCTGAAATATATTTGCCTGTATTAGAAGAATATGCGTACAAATTATCAGATCCGAAAACAAAAAATCTATTAGCATTAGCATGATAGCCTGGAGTATACCATTCATTGTTTTTCTTAAACGGAAATCTGATCCAATCCTTGCCATCTCTGCTATATGCTAATCCCGTGTATCCGCATTTAATAAAAAGACCGTTAGCATATATAACGCTATACCAAAAAAAATCTGGGGAATCGTCGGCCCCTTTATAGGTTTGCCAATTAATGCCGTCAGTGGATACTGCTGTGTTGTAGGAGCTATTTCCTCCTCCAACCATTACCAATACGTTATTGCCAAAAGCAATATCGTACCAGTTAGCATCTGTAGAATTAGATGTGGTTAGCTGTGTCCATGAAATAGCATCTATTGATCTAAAAAGCCTACCATGTATACTATCTAAAACATAGTAAGCCCCATTTAAATATCGTATTCTATTACAGCGAGCTCCGGCACTAGCTGTAATATCGCTTATTTTTGTCCAACTATTACCATCTAATGAACTAAAAATCTCTAATATATAACTAATGCCATATAGAGAGGTGGGACCAAATGTGGTACCGACACCAATAAAACGACTACCGTCATAGCATACTCCAATCATACGCATATTAGGAGATTGGGTCGCCGCAATCCATGTTTCTCCAAAGTCTACAGATCTTATAATTGTAGGCTCAGAAACCACGCCCCCAAAGAAAGGATAGTCAACCCTAGATACTGCCACAAACACACCATTGCCATAAGCTATATCGGCCCAGTTTTGTTGAGAAATAGTTTTATTAGTCCACGATATGCCATCATCAGATACTACTACTGTATTGGCTCCTACTCCTACGGAACGACCATTTCCATATGCTACAGCTCCAACTCCACCGGTAATACTGAGATTATTTTCTTTCCAAAAAGGTCTATATTTAGGCATATCAAAAGTATATTCTATATCATGATATTTTCTATTATTAGATAATAAGCTTACTCCTGTTGGAGCGCCTCCATTATCATTAACAAAATTAGCCCAGCCAATCAAAGTTCTACTATAGTTTTCTATATCGATAGGAATATTACTAAAATTGAAATATGTATTAACATCAAACCCATAAATAGGCCAAGCGGCTAAGGATTGATTAAACGAAATATTGTCTCTTAGTAAGTCTTGAGTATTATACAAATTTGAAATATTCCAGTCTTCTATTGGCTGATTAAAACTTCTTGCATTATCTAACATATATATAGCGTCTACGACTGACGACAAATCCCATTTATTTAATGGCTGATTAAAAGCGAGAGCATTATTAAATATAAAATATGCATTCGTAAGCTTAGATACGTCCCAAGAATTCAAGGATCTGTTAAAAGACGAAGCGTTAACAAACAAATCAGTCATATTTGTAATATTAGATACATTCCACATACCAATAGGCTGATTAAAAGACGTACAACCCTTAAACATACTGGACATATTGCTTACAGCAGATGGGATGCTCAATGGGACTTGTATTAGATTTATGGAGTTTAGAAAACAGGAAGAAAGACTCGTAATACCTATATTTCCAAAAGACAAACATCTGACAAGCTTTCGTCTATTTCTGTTTGATGAAATATTGACTACCGCTGTGGGCGAAGAACCATCAAGAGATGTTCCAAACCTAGTCATAGAACCACTAATCTGTACTACATATATACCTGGAGATGTATATGTCTTAGTTTGAGTCCCTGTGGCTGTATAAGTAGAAGACGTTCCGTCTCCCCAATCTACTAAAATATTTGGCGAAGTACCATTAACATGAAGCGTGATAGTATTATTAACAGACTCTTTGCTGGTATCGTATACTAAAACTAATTTATTAGGATCATAATTAAATGGAGCTAAACTATTACTGTTTATCGAATAAGAACTGGTACCAACCTGATTGACGGCCGCTACACGAAAAAGATAATCTTGTGCATTTACTAGTCCCGAAACTAATAAAGAAGTTGAGGTAGATACTGGTTTTGATACCGTAGTCCAAGAACCTCCATTATCAGAGCTATACTGAACTATATAGTCGGTTATAGGACTAGTGCCGCTAAACTCCGGCGCTGTCCAAACCAACGATATAGAATTGTTGCCAGAAGAACCTGTAACTTCTGTTGGAGGATCCGGAATGGAACGAAAAGCTGTTTTGATACCGTTTCGAAAAAATATTTTATCAGATTTTATTCGAAAACTGGTCATGGAGTTCCTCCGTCTACAAACGCTATTTCAATATTAGCAGAACCGTTAAAACTAGTTCCGTTAATAGTCCTTGCTGTTTGAAGAGTTGTAGCCGTACTAGCATTGCCAGTCAAAGCCCCGGTAAAACTCGTGCTAGACACACTAGTTAAACCAGCTATTGTAGTAGCTGATCCACCAAGGCTGATACTGGTTGAGCCAACTGTGACAGAACTATTAGCAAGCTGACTATTATCGACACCTCCGGTTTTAATACTAACAGCACCGCCGCTAACGCTAAAGTCTCCGGTATCAAAACTAGCAATACCTTTAACCGAAGTTGTTGCGTCTTGCACGGCCGCTGTTGTGACTCCTGTGACTCTACCATAACTATCTCTAGTAACAGATTGAACAAATGTAGAGCCTGCTGATCCGCTACCATCAGACTGAGTAACTGTAGCAAGATCAATATTGTCTGCGTTTACAACAATTCGACTAGTACTGGCAGTACCAACATCTAGAGTATTGCCGCTCTTGACCATACCAGCACCAGCAGTAATCTGACCAGCACCAGAGAATTGAGCAAAAGTTAGAGCTGTTGTTCCAAGCGTAATAGTATCATTTGTTGTAAGTACCCAACCACTATCGGCATTGACAGTACCTTCTGTAACAAATACGAACATACCAGCGGTAACTTCAGCATCACTATTGGCATCTGGCGCCCTTGATAGTATTTGCTGTCCAGAATATGTGGGGCTTGGAGTAACATTATAAATACCATTTTTTGTAGCATCTGATTGATTTTTAACTAACACCCTATCACCAACATTCAATGATACTCCATCAATTATAAAAAATCCTGATCCGGAACCACTACCATTGCCCGCTCCTCCAGAATTTGCAAAAACAGAAGAAAGCTCTCCTTCTTGAGTCAATGCTACGGTAGTAGCCACCCTAACACTTTGTTTTACGTCCAATCCGCTGCGAGCAGCATCAACATAAGCTTTTGTTGCAGCATCTTGGTCAGCAACAGGATCGGCCAAACTAGTAATTCTTTGACTATTCAGAGACACGCTGGTTGTTGGAACAGCCATTTGGTCCAAACGACTGGTTCTTACTTGAGAGTCAAAGTTATTTATATTACTAGCAACTAGACCACTACCACTAACAGTAAGATTTCCATTGACTGTCACCCCGCTCATAGTAGGATTATTAGCAAATACTAGCGAGCCCGTGCCCGTTTCGTCGCTAACTAAAGATCCTAAATTAGCACTAGATGGTGTTGTTAAAAAGTTTCTAACTGCTGTGGTCATATCTGTAATATCCACAAGCTGAATAGAAGGATCGCTTAGAGATACGACATAAGCTCCACTAGAATGAGTAAGAGCAATACCACTACCAGCAGTTAAAGCGCTACTAATACTTAGCGTATTGTTGCCACTATTATAAATAATATCAACACCGCTACCAGCAACAATACTTGTGCTAACAGCTCCGTCGATAAGATCATTAACACTAGATGTAAAGTTTGTTATTAAACTACTAGGAATTCCAGTGACACGAACCTGTAGAGAATTAGCATTATCGTCATAGGTCAAACCTATACCAGAACCAGCTGTTAATAGATTAGATACTCTATCATCTACAGCCTCGCTAAAATCCGTAACATCAGCAGCTTGAATAGTAGGATCACTCAAGCTAATGGTTGTATTGCCGCTAGTGTCATTATAGTTAACGCTAATACCAGAGCCTCCGACAATATGGGCTCCGATAGCGTCTTGTACTTCTTCTAAACCAAGACTACTATTAATAGTTAAAGTACCAGCAGTATCATTATAAGTTAAAGAGATATTATTTCCAGCTTGTAGTAGCGACGCAACTCTATCGTCTACGCCCTCGGCGAAATCTGTTATATCTCCTACTTGTATGGTTGGATCACTAAGACTAATAGTCATAGTGCTGCCGTTTAGGCCTGGGGTTAAAGAGATGCCGCTTCCAGCAACAAAATTAGAAGGTAGAACACTAGCATATGACAAACTACCCCAAGCAGTAGTTCCATCTCCTATTTTAAACCGACCAGTATCTGTTTCGTATCCAATTTCTCCTTGGTATAAAATACCTTGACCAGCCACTGCTGCGGCTGTGTTCCATTGCGATAAAGTTCCTCTGCGAACCTGAATTCTTGTTTGAACTGCCATGATATTTAACCTTTATATATGTTTATGTGAATAAAAAATAGTTATGGTGTACCGCAATCAAATTCATACTCATCTAAATACTCAGACAACCCACTAATTCTAGCAACATCTAAATTACCTACTATTTTACTCATGGGTATGTTATCTGGTAAGTCGCTTGCCAAAATTTTTTCTGTATTAATTAATTCAATATTAAAAGATTCTGATCTTTCTATCTCAATATTGTTCAGATTATCAACAAAACTGGTTTCTACTTCTATAAGATGTATCTGAGGGTCAAGTATTTCCAAAATAAAATTACTCATGTAGAACACTCCAATGAAGAACCTGCTTGACTAAATCTCTTGACTATACTTATAGTACCAAACAATAGCCTCGTAGTATATTTGCCTCCGCCAGCATAAATATCTTCTGGAGATTGTAGCTCTAGATCATATTTAGCCGTATTAAAATTAAACCCATTGGTTGTAGATACAGGCAGTAATAATGTTAATTTACCATTAGTATCATCAATAGTAAATTTATATACACTATGATCTATGTTGTCAGAAGAAAAGGTTTGAATAATACCAGTATTGGTTTTCCATACTATTCTAGCGCACCAGTCTGTTAGATTTACGGGCGTTCCATTAGCGTCTTTATATATTAACGATAATTTAAAAGATGTCCCTTGTTCTATAGCGAAATCATATTTACTAGCTGCCATATATTATATGCCTTTGATATAGTTTTTACTTGGCAGAAAAATGCCCTGCTGATTATAGATACACCTTTAATACATATATAAAAAAAGAAGGGCCAGGATATTCTCCCGGCCCTATCTTTAGATAGTAACTGATTGTAGAGTCTAAATTAGAGAGAGCCGAGAATAACTCTGCGATTATCTAGAACCGCAAAGCCCTGCTCGCTCCAGCCGTAGAAACCGGCTCTCTTCTGACGATGTAGTGTTTCGTCTTCGAAGATTTGAACCTGTTCACGAACTGGCATAATGAAGCTGTCTCTCTTGCGTAGATCAAGACCAACAACAACTTCTGTATCTCCACTTGGTAGTGTGCCATTGAGTACGTTGCTATAGAATAGCTGATACTCTTGACCAACACCAAGCTCGTCTCTGTCGTGAAGATTAACGCCGAAAACACGGTTGAGAGTACCATCAGCGGCTGTGTAGATCTCTCTGCGTGTTACTTCGTCAACCTGATCAAGACCCCAGTTGCGGATATCTTCCATAGCTTCTGGTGAAACATAGAGGTCTGTTAGCATACCTCTGTTGACACTAGCGCTATTACCGCCACCGTTTCTACGCATAACAGTCTTCATGAGACTGACTAGTCTCTTGGTGAACTGATTTGATGCAGCGTCGCTGTCGAACACAACGATATTGCGATCAACACCAGCGGCCAAGAGTGTGTGCCAGCCGTCGTCGTTCATTTTCTTTACGAACGAAGCTTCTAGCACTTCCATAGCGCGACCCACAACGTCCCAGCGAGCGTCACGAGCATACTTTAGGAGATAATCAATCGAGGCACCGATGTCATAGGTTGGAACCATGACATAATCGCCTTCGACATGACGCTCTGGAATATAACCGTGGTTAGGGATAGTGTAAGCCACAAAGTCTTTTTCTGTGCCAGGGGCAAGAAAATCTAGTGGGAATTCTGGAGTGGCACCGGGCTGGAGCTGAATTGGCTCGAAGATGCCGTCTAGGATATCTCCACTGAGTAGACCTTGACGTAAAGGTAATTCTAGTGCTTTAGCAAACTCTCTGTTGGCTGCTAAGGCAACTTGTCTATCTGGTGAGCCAGAGCGAACGAGAAGATCTGTTAGTTCTGGCGAAGGTTGAAACTGAGTTTTCGTTGACATTTTGTTCTCCCTATTAGGTAATATTGACATCTACTTTGACATAACCATCAGAATCTTTGCTGCTCAAAAATCTACCAACTTTAGTACTACCGGTACTGGTGGTTGTAAATAATCCATTACCGTCATAGTATGCATCGGACCCAGCAGCGGGTGTTACTCCCGTAGCGACCATGTTTGTTGTAACCTGGCCCTGACGAAGTAGTGTGACCTTGCCGCCAAGCTGCATCTCGTCTCTATGATAATTAAGATGCTGTCTGGTTAGATCAAGATTAACGACATCGTTTAGCAATACTCCGGCTGGCTTAGTGCCTGAAACAACGCCTGTTGGATAGGCAACTGTAGCCCCAGCGTCATCTGTCGATGCGCCGGCACCAGAGGTACCGTGAACAACAACGCCACCTCTTTCGCCAACAACATTCATGAAATAGGAAATATCTGTGTAACTTTCGATACGATCTGGTTTAAGAGCCATGTGTTTCTCCCTTATTTATTGTGCTTTTTTACCTAATCTACTGCAAACATACTCGACAAGAGCTGCACGAGTTGATTCAACTGAATTGTCTGAGTCGCCTCCGACACCAAGATTAACTTCCTCGACTGTTTCAACCGTGTCTAGTACAGAAGCATCAGCTGTATCTACTACTGGCTCTTCTGTGGCTATAACTGGTTCGGCTGGTATAGAAACCGGTGACTTAGAAGCTAAAAGAACGGTCATAGCTTCGAAAGCGTCGTCTTCTAAACCTTCAAACTTATCAACTGTTGAGGCTGCTACTTCATTAGCAATACCTGCTTCGAGAAGAGAGGCGATTCTTTTCATCTTCTTTTCCTTCTTTAACATCTCTTCTTCTTTGGCTTTGTATCCAGCTAAAGCTTCAAGAGCTTCGTCAAGAGCTGCCTTCATCTTGTCTTTCTCTTCTTCCTTTTTCTTCATCTCTTCATACCACTTTTTAGCGGCTTCTTCCTTTTCTGCAAGAGCTGCTTCGAGCTGAGCCTTAGTCTCGGTAAGGATGGTCTCATTCGTCTCGATGGCTGTTTCAAGAGCGATTGTTTTTTCTTTAAGTTCGTTAGCAGTAGCCTGTGCTTCCTTGACGGCCTCCGAGCAGTCGGTCGTTGATTCAACTTTCTCTGTTAGGCCCGTCGTTTCTGTTTCTAAACTCATAGTATTATTCTCCGAATTAAAGGTTAACTGATTATTTGATACACCCGCAATCGATAAATCGTTATTTTTTTGCTCTTTTTTTTCTGGAATATCTACTTGAATAGAATTTTCAGTAAAAATAATACTGTCAGGATTAGCTGGTTTATTAACAAATCCCTTACCAGAAAACGTAATGCCTCTTAAAACTCTACCTATTTTAAAGCCCTCGTGCTCTCCTTGTCCACCATATGCTCTAAGGTGTTTAGTTAAGTGAGCTGTTTCTTTATTTCTTGGTAAAATTTGATAACTACCATTGGACTGATTAACTAATCCATAATCAAAGCCCTTAAAAAAGCACTCCATACTTACATATTTTTCACCAGACTCTATTTCTGATATTAGCTTATCTGCTCTGCCTCGTAATTCTGGATTACTAAACCCCTTATAAATAACTGATCCTGTTAATATATGGTATTTATTTGGCAGGTTTTCTATTGGGGTATTTTCATCTATAAGGATACCATCTTCCGTGATGGGATAATTAGAGACTATATGTCCTATAATAGTATTTTCATCATGCTCTAAGTTTGTAGGCTTATCTTCTGGTGTGTGCTTGGCGCTCCAAACCTCGGCCTTATCAAATATATCATCATTTTTATTCCATGAGGAACTAACTAAAATAGACTGTACATAATACAGATCTTCATCAGACATAGACGCTAAGCTTTTAAAGTGCTTACCGGCCACTATAGTGTCATTATACGGAATAGCCTGAGTAGCGTAAGTCACACAAGCCTTCGAGGAGACAATTTCTTGTAAGCCGTCTTCTATTTCTGCTGGAAAAACTTCCATAATAATCTCCATATGTTAGTCGGTTTCAAGAGAATCATACACCATAGCGTAAAAAGATGCTTTGGCTTGCTTTTGTTGATCAGAATTTAATTGACTACCTAGATCTAGTTCTAATGTTTTTAGCCAATTATTATATAAAGAAATAGTATCTAAACTCGCTTTAGAGTTTATACTACTCATTATGCCCTCTATTGAAGAGTCAATTTTAGAGAATGGTTTGATGCAGAAAAGTGTTTTGGTTTTTATATCTTCTAATTCTTGATATTCCTTACTAGAAAGACTTCTTAGATTTTTTTTCTGATAAAACTCTAACATTATTGGGTTTAATATTTGAGCTATATCTTCTTGTGCTTGTGAGGCCCATATGGCCAAACTTGCTCCTGTCTGTGGGGAAAATACTTTTGTTTTTCTTTTTTCCGTATCCTTGCTTAATTTGGGTCTTCCCTCGCCCGGCTGTCCAGGTAACGATTTTGGCAAATCGTTTCCCAACTGCGTTGGTTGTTTCTGCTGCTGCTTCATATCTAGGGCCGTTTGCTCTCCTTTCTTTCTTGGGGGCAAATCCAGGCCAACTTGACTAGGCGTAACCGTACCTATTTGTAGTGCTATCTTTTTAAGAGAATTTTGAAATTGTGGGTCGTGCCAAGGTCCAGATTTTTGTATCATTCTATCGCTCTTTCTCTCTCTGCTTTCTCTATTTAGTCTAGATTTTTCCATATCTGGATCGAAACCAAAACGGCTTTGCAATAGCTCGTCCGATATAAGATTTCTATCAGCTAACTGGACTAATAGAGCTTTTTCAGCATCCTCATTGCTTAGATCCATTCTGTCAAATTCTATTTTGGCTGGGTATTTAAAACCCATAGCTTTTTGTACTAGCGCGATTTCTTTATCCCAAAACTCTACTAAAATATCTCGGCCATACTGAAGTCTTTGAGTTAAGGTTTTGAGACTTATAAAGTTATTTGTGGTTCCAGACGCTCCAAAAGTACCAGTAAGAGTAGGAGGAATACCTAAACCAGCATATACGGCATTAAGATGCGGAACGTATTTGCCTTCTCCTAAAAAATTATGTACGTTAGTGTTGGATTCTAATAATTCTATATCGGGACCCCAAACCACATCCATAGTTCCGCCACCGACATTATTGCCTAAGATCTGTGCTAGTTTAGCTGTAGCCGCTTTAGTAGGAGCTATTTTATGCTCTAGGCTGCCTAGTTTAAAAATTCTAATATTAGAAATAGCACCATCAAGAGCGGCCATATCGGCTAGTTTGAGTTTCTCTATAACGGTTATATCATCCATGATAGCATAAATCATAGGATAGGCCCATGTCTGCCAATCATCTTTTTTATAGTGAAAAACAAGTGTTTTGTCTTTGTCTAATGGATAAGGCTTTCTGGTTTTAGCTGCTTCTATAATAGCTGATGGTAACTTAGCAATCACTTCTCTTTCTGAATCAGTTTTGGGAGAATTAATTGTTTTTCTAAGATCGGATGGTAAAATCAACTGATACTGTTTTTCTTGTACGAATGAAGATAAGGCCCCAGCGGCCACCTCGACAAATACAGGATCAATAAATGTATATTTCCAGGGTATTTCTCTTTTTTCTAGATTATTGATATCTAGATCAGATATCTGCATATCTGGAGAAGCCACAGCCCTATATAGTTGTTCCGTTACTTTAGTATTAAGTTTTCCTGTTTGCCTATTTAATACAACATTACCTGTTTTATATAAATTGTTTAGAAATCTTTCTGAACGGTCTTTGCCTCTTACTTTTTGAAACCATTTGCGATAGAATCTTTCAACTCTCTTGTTCTTATGTACCAGTCTTATACCTTGAACCGCAAAATCGCCCATGAGATCTATAACGTTTTTTACAAGACCAACTCTTTGATATATGTCTTCTGCTCTGCGTATGACCGGCTTGATTTTTGTAGGTACGGCCTCGTCTGCTCTAAATTGATCATAATCAAAACGAGTCAATCCGGGACGACTAGAAATATTGCCATCAAGATTAGAAAAATCTCGTCGCCATCTCGCTTCCGCTTTTTGAATACCTGTAAATTCGTCCAGAGAATCCGAACAAGACTGCATCGCCGCTTGTTTACTGGCTAAATCCTCACCCCAGGCAACATACGCTTCGGGATTTTTGGGCTCGGCGTTCGGAATAGAATTATTTTGATTATTTGATTTTTTGCTCATATTTTATAATAATAATAGGATCGCAATACAACCGCAATACTAATACAATAGTACACTGTTATCTATAAATACCCGTATAAATATCGTCATTAGCTCCAGCTATAAACCATTCGGGTCCTTTATACATTTGACCAGTATTATTAGCTACATTTCGAGCATTATCTCCGATAACTTCATATTCTATTGGTTTTAAAGCCCTTTGGGATTGTCTAGCTAACATATTAGCTATTACTAATGAGCTATATCTATCTTTTCTTAATCTTCCCTTTTTACCTCCGCTAAGCTTAACCTCTGGAGTATCCCATCTGTCTCTAGCATTTGGACCAGTACTCGTTTGTGTCATGACTATAGTTGTGAGTTCATTTTTAAGCTCTTCTATCTCTAGTATACATTCGCTTAAACTATCATAAATAGGATTCAACTCAGATGACATGATATCTTTATTTTCTGCTTCTAGAGCCAAGCCAAGCGTTAAATTATCGAATCTTGGAAATAATAATACCTTATCTTCTAGGTCTTTCCTAAGACCGTGGTTAGCCTGACTGGTCCAATCGGCCTTAGCAAATTGAACAAGTTCTAATATGTGTAGACCGGCTTGATTATCTGTATCTTTGCTTTTAGCGGGATCTATGGCTGGCCAAATCAATATTTCTCCCTCTTCAAGCTTAGAAGGGTCATGAAAAGCCTCTTCGATAGCCACTCCTCCTCCCTGAGCATCCATACCGATTCTTACCGGCGGAAACGTTTTCATGAGATTTCGTATTTTTCTCACACAAAAACCATAAAAATCGTGCTCTGTAACTAATCCTGTTTTGAGTCGTTCTTTAAAGTTACTCCTATTAGTAGTCCAGCAATATACGACCCTATTGTGATCCGGATGCATCTCTAAAACTACAATGCTAAAATTATCTTGCTCGGATGCTGGATCGATTCCGTATATGTATTTGCCTGTTGGGTTACCTGTTGTTGTGGCCTCAAAGGTAATTTTCTTGTCTCCAAGAATTATAGGAGAAGAATCGTTGGCCACACAACTTTCTATAAGACTTCTCCTAAAAAATCCTTCACTATCATTAATAAAACAAGCAGCGTACTCCATATTATATATACCAGTATGAATAGTCGCTTTTGCTCTAGAAACCTGCTTGTCATCCATGAAGCCTTTTGGGATTAATTCATAAGGAATACGTATAATGGAGTAGTCTCTCCAATTAAAATTATCTGGAACCTCTCCTTTAAATATTTCTTCTAGTTTTTTCCTATCTCCCTTACTTTCGATAATATTCTTATATCTTTTCCAGTATTGGGCAAAGTGTTTGAAACCATAATCTGCCGTGCCAGATATAATAGCCTGATTACCCATTTTAGTATTTAATATATCTAAATCTTCATTCCATAATCCTGCTTCTTTCAACGCTGTTTGTTTGGCTTGTTCCTTAACATTCTGAATAGGACTGGCTGATACCGCTGCGAAACCAGATACTACTGTTTCATAAATATCCGGAGATATAGAAGCAAATTCATCAGCAATAATAATATGTGCTCTTAATCCTCTAATCTTACTACCATCGCCTAAAGGAATAGCTATAGTCCAACTATCTCCTAATCTCATAGTGCAACGATCAACATCTCTTCTAGGACCATCGTCATTACCATTAAAAATACTACGAAGTATAGGACTATTCCTCCAAATAGTTTCCATATATTCAAAAATAATTTTACTTTGTCTAAAAGCTGCTCCAACAACAACAATTTTAGTTCCAGGATAAAATGTCATTCTGAGTACGCAGTACAAAGATAACAAAAAAGACTTTCCCCAACCTCGACTGGCGATATACATAGGAAAAGCTCTTATCCAAAACTCTTGTATAATAGCTATTTGTATTGGGTGTAATTCTATATTAAATAATAATTTGCAGGTCGAACCAATATGCCTAGGACCTCTTAAAATCTTCATCAAATGAAGATCTGGTCTCTCTATATCTTCCTCGGTTCTATTAATCATAAGATTTTTATGATCAACAGACAATAGAGATAGATCACCCAGTCCTAACCATGCGTCATCATATATAGAATTTTTTATAGACACAAATTAACTCTGCTTTTGGACTTTGGCTAGTAATCTTCGAGATTTATTAATAGCTCGTTGCACCATTAATCTAGCCACGGTTTCGACAAATGGTAATTTTCTCTTCGAGCTTTCTTCTTTCAGCCAACCAAGAATAGTATCCATGTTTTGCTCGCACCAATCTGGGCCACTGGCGTTCATTTGTAAAGCGTGGCGCCTACAACTACAATTTGGAGTAGAGTGGATACCTAATGCGCTAATCATACCTGATAAGATAGTGCCCGGGCCGTTAGGATCAGACTCTAGCGTTCTAGGAAATAAAGACTGTAAATACGCTTGAGCATTTTCTCCAATTTTTTCTCTGAGAGACCCTTCCAAAGCAGCAATAGATAGATCGGTTACTTCGTGAAAATCTGCCGGAGTAGCCAATGAGATTGGCGATGGCACCTTTAGAATAGTAGCATATATATTTTTTGCTTTAGGATTAATATGGTAAGTTACATCTAACTCATTCAATACGATAGGTCCCGGTGTTATAGTTTTTCCTGTCTGATCAGCATAGGGAGGTTGTGTCAGTACGATAGGGTTATTTAGGATCATTGCTTGGTACTCCTTTGTTTTTAACTACTTCTATATAATGTATCTTTTTTAATATATGCTCAGCCATCTTTCCAGCGTTATCAGCGTCTCCACAAAAATATACTATAATATTATGGTTCAATTGCAACTCTAAAATGTTCTTTAATAAAAACGCTGGACTAATCTTAATTTTATCCCACATTCTTCTTGGCACGGTGGACCCAATAGGATAAACCAATAAATCTTTTAGATCAAACTCTAGTAATAAAAAAGCGTATTTTATATTACTCATTCTCTCGATAACATCTTTAAATCTACTTTCTACAATATTATTAGCAAATTCACTAGAGCTCTTTTTACGCTCTATGCATAATATATTCTCTAATCCTTCTATACTATAATCACCAGTATCTAATTTTCTATTAGCTATTGTATAGTTAGGAAACTCCCATGGTTGTTGTTCTCTGGTGTCTACTACTATTGTAAAATCGTATTTATTCATAGTAATCGTTTATTGGCTAATATTTTAAGGAAAACAGAAGCGTATATTTCTTCCATACCCCTGATCATTTTGTGATGATTGTAGCATAATGTTATACCGTTATTAATATCGAATCTTAACCCAGGATTATGGGCCCAAATCTGAATGTGGTGAGCGTTAAGCTTATTCTTTTTCGTACACCCTGGCCACTGGCATGTAAAATTATCTCTCTGATATACCTTTTTTCTCCACTGTACATAGGCTGGGTCTTTAAAGTCTCTAGGCATTGGCATATGCCTTAATGTCGCTATCTACCATATCTTGAACCAAATCATCAAAAGTTATGGATGGCTCCCACCCCAATTCTTTTTTGGCCTTTTGATTTCTACCGCATAGATATTCTACCTCTGCTGGTCTGTATAAGTCGGGATCTATCTCTACATATTCTTTATAGTTTAATCCGGCATAGCTAAACGATTTTTGCAGAAAATCTAAGATACTCCACGTTTTACCCGTACATATTACATAGTCCTGTGGAGCATCTGTCTGTAGCATAAGATACATGGCGTATACATAATCTTTAGCGTGGCCCCAATCTCTCTTTGCGTTTAGATTACCAAGCTTTAGGGTGGTATTAGTTGTGCGATTAATAACTTGGCCAATATATTTTGTTATTTTACGCGTAACAAAATTTTCGCCCCTACGAGGACTCTCGTGATTAAACAGTATACCGCTGCAACCAAAAATACCGTATGCCTCGCGATAAATCTGTACTAAACGATGACTTGCTAACTTAGCTACTCCATAAGGACTTTGAGGCAATAGAGAGGTGTCTTCATCTTGATATTTTTCTTGAGTATTTGAATCAACATTATAACTACGACCAAACATTTCGCTAGTGCTAGCCTGATAAAATTTTGTAGCAGAAGAGCAGTGGCGAATAGCCTCTAGTATATTTACTACTCCGATAGTATCTATTTGAATAGTCGCTGTGGGTTGTTTGAAACTGGTGCCAACATGACTTTGAGCAGCTAGGTTGTAGAATTCGTCTGGTTGGTAAGAATCTATGATCTTCATACAGTTTGCGGGATCTGTTAAATCAAATTCTTCTAGCTTAAATAGTTCGTGATTTATAAGATGAGATACTCTATCTAAATTATTAGTACTATTTCTACGATGTAGGCCAACAACCCTATATCCCTTATCTATTAATAGGTCGGCCAAATAAGAACCATCCTGACCAGTAATACCGGATACTAGCGCTAATTTATTTGTCATTATTTGCTCCTATTATTTAGTCCACACTCTCTGGCGTTAAAAAAGGTTTGTCTACCACGTTATCTGCATAGTTATGATATTCTTGCATTTTAGCCTTTGCTTTTTCAGTAGCCATGGCCAAAATCTCAATTTCTCTACCCTCTTTCTCTCTGATCTCTTCGTCCTCTAGCATTCTAATAAGCCCCGTCCAGCTGCTTTTTCCGTCCTCAATACGCTTAATTCTCTGCTCTCTTGTCGCTTTAAGGTCTTTGCTAATCTTTTGTTGTTCGTTTAATAGTTTCGTATATTCATTAGTATAATTAGCAATGCTATTGCGAGCAAAGCTCAGTTGAGTTTCTAGATTAGCTAGCTTCGGGATGTCTCTCTCTGGTTCTGGTTTGCTGTATTCTTGATCTACTAGTTTTTGTAGCTTATCTGTTTCAGCAATATGTCTTTTGCGCTCTTTCATAGATCTATTAATCAAAATATCTATTGTGATAAATTGTTTAATCTGGAGTTCTTCTGCGGGTAACACGTCTTCCCTAAACTGCTTAATTAATCCCACCCACGTATCCTCAAAATATTCTAGTTCTCCACTTTCGCTATCAAACTGTCGAACAATTTCTGGCCAAAATGTTTTTGTATGGAGTTTATGTTTGAGGATCTCTGAATCTTTGGCTTCTTCCTGTGATGCTATAAGCTTATTCTCGTTTACATATCTCTGGATAGGAGCAATATTCCTATTTAACGAGTCTGCAATCTGCTGTACTGTTAAAGAGGCATAATTTTCTCTTATGAATTTTTCTTCATCAAGACTTAATTGTCCTCGTTTTTTAGGTCCTGATTTATCCATTCTTTATTCTCCATAAGTTCGGCTATGTGTGATTGTAGTTTTAAGATATCGTGCCTAGATACTTTGTTTCCGTGTTTGAGTTTGAGATATGATTCTCTAAACTCTGCTTGTATATTCTGGTCTAAAAAGTCTACAATTTCTTTGTTTGCTACTAAATTGTGTGGATCCAATAAATTTCTAGTGGGAACCTCAACTTCTATACCAGACGGCTGCATAATATTTTTCTTAGCTTCATTCCTATTAGCCCATGCTGCGTATAGTTCACAATCTTTTTTATTAGTGAATTCTGTACACTGATTATTGGAGCATTTATATGTTTTATCGAAAAATGGACAACTTAAACACGGCTTATCCGGTCTTTGATAATGGTTACGTTTATAGTTAAATAGTCTATTTCTAACATGAGTCCATAGAAAATTCTCTAGTGGCCTAGAATGATCGTATCTCTCTAGTCCTTCTAGTGCAAAGATAGCGGCTTGTTGTTTCATATCATCGAAGCTGTGATATCCAAATTTAAATTTATGACCAAGTCTTTTGCCTATATTCTCTAAAACTTTTAAAAATTCTTCTTGTGAAACACCATGTAAGCCGTCTTTATTCTTGCTCTTTTTCTTGACTATTTTTGTTTTCTTCTTGTTGTTCTTCTGTATTTGTTTTTTCTTCATTTAATAGTTCTGCTATAGATTTGCCTTCTTCTTGTAACTCCAAATCTTGTTGTGCGCTAGCTTCACATTCTTCTGAAGCCCTGGTCTTTAACACAGAAGGGACTATTGGAAGATCTTGATTGTGTTGTTCGTAGCTCATTTTAACTCCTTGACTAAACTTACCAATACCATACTATAGTAACGGGTCGAGAAAATATGTCAATATAGAAGGAATAAAAAATATGGCTAATTATAAAAAGTGGACAAATTCCGAAACAGATTTTATCAAAGATAACCATAATGTGCTATGTGATGAGGCTTTGGCCGCTAAGTTAAGCCAAATGACCGGCCAAAATGTTAGTACCGCTATGGTGCGTCGTCAAAGACGAAAGCTTGCTCTGAAAAAGAGTAGAGGTCGTCCAAGTAAGAATAAGACCAATTTGGGCGAAACTAGTGAATCAGTCAATATCTGAATGATTTCTATAGAAACTATCAATCTATTAAAGAGGGCGAGCAGGGAATGGCTTGCCCTTTTTATTTATACTCTCTCTAATATAAGGAAATAATTAAATGATTAAGTCTATTTTTATGGTTATGTTGATGATTATGTTGAGCGTGGTTTGTGATAGATCTTATGCTAATGATTGGGTAAGCTATAATAGTTTTCCACAACCAGCGCAGCCCTTATTGTTCCCGGTTAATACCGTTCAAACACAATACGTTAATACGGTACAAACGGTTTTTGTTCCTGTACAGACTATAGTACCGGTTCCTGTTCCGGTAGTATATTATCCCATTGTGAGATACGTGGAAGTTATACCTAATTATACTTCTATACGACTTTATAGCTATAGAAGATGTTGTATTAATTTAAACTATTGATTAACGAATTCCAAATCTAATCAAACGATACAAGATCCAACGGGTCCTATTTCGCTACTTATCAATGTTAAATTAGGAATATATAGACACGGAACAACACCAGGATAAGCATATGCTCCTGTGGTCCCGTCCAAAGCGCTGTAATAACAGCATGTTTCAACATCATAATTAATATAACAAAAATCATTGCACGACCCCTGACCACCAGTCGCTAAAATATCTCTAAATACAGAAAGAGCTATGCCATTAGAGGATGGAGGGCATTGGCTACATGTATCGGTAGTGCCTGTTATACATCCGTCTTCTCCCTCATAGACACAACAACGAATCGCAGGGGTAGGCACACAAGGAGAATCATCACATCCCTGCTGGCATTCCGCCAAGGTATTATACGGGCCGCTTATAGAGTTTAATGGGGGATTATTTACTGAAAATTGTTCGCATGGCATAATATAACCTTTATACTATTTGCTCTGAAAATAGCAATAAATCTCAAACCTCATCAGGAGGACAAATAATAATATTGTTTTCGTTTCTTACGCACGCAACACCGGGCTTCCAGACGTTCCCCGGATAGGGCTCCCTCACCAGGCAATTGCCTCCTTCAAGCGGGAATTCTCCCGGCGGTGGCGTGGGCAGGCAGCCGCAACTGTTCGGGTCTGGTGCTGCGTCAAGCCAGCGATACAACCTTGTCCTATTACAATGTTTTTTCCCCGCGTATGGCCCGTCTGGTAGGGGTTCTCCATCCCAGGTCGGCACCCAGCCTTCTGACGCATCGCACTCCTCGTCGGCGCCTATGTACTTCCATTCATCACACCAAGCTTCAAACTTTGTGCAGTGATTCTCATTAGGCATATCTTGGCAGCCACCCCACGCATCACAGCAGGCTCCGCTTGAACATCCCGCTTGACACTCCTCCAAAGTATTATACGGACCGCTTTTAGGGTTGAGTGGTGGATTATTTACTGAAAATTGTTCGCATGGCATGATTAATGTCTCTTATAAATTAAATACACTAAAATTGACGTATCAGCAAGAACCAATCTGTTCGTTACACCAAATACCTCCACCGCCAAAAGCGGCGCAACATGTTAAATTGCCCGGACTAACCGAAATACAATGACCTCCCCAACAAACTGAAACAGAAGCTCCGTCAGGTCCAGCAATAGTCCCCACAGCAGAAGCGCCGCATCCAGCAAATGACCAACTACCAGTAGTTGCTCCGCCGTTATGGCTGCGTCCATCAAAAACACGAATACCATTTGAGTCCACACACTGAACTTCTACCGAACTATAACCAGCTGAGTTAGCCGCGCCTCCAGTACGATAACACGTAACGGGATAAGCCGGACAAACTGTGGGGCAATCGCCGCAGTTTGTAAGATCTCCCTGGTATGTACCTCCTCTAAAATCACAATCACACTCCTGAAGTTGCTCACACGGCTCATTAGGAGGGGATAGATTACAGCAGGCGCCGAATACTGGCGGACATTCCTCTTGACATCTTGAGCCATCTCCGCGATAGTCTCCACCGGCACCTGCGCATTCTTCAGCGGTTACCTCGATGCAAATTGCGGGACAGGTTTGGCAACAGGCTCCGCTCACCACACACCCTTGCTCGCAATCTGATAGAGTATTATATGGGCCGCTTATTGCGTTTAACGGGGGATTATTTACTGGAAACTGTTGACAAGCCATGTTTTAACGCCTTATGCTACACAATAGTATTGTTTACATTCGCAAGTGTCAGGATCTTGCTCCTGTCCATTAGGGCAAGAATTCTTACAAACCCATTCACAAGCATTCTCGTCCCATCTATATTTCGAAGACCCAAACCAACCCAGCTCACCAGAATCTGGTTCTGGATCCGTGCATACGACCTTACCTACACAATCCGCCGTTTGACAAGGTTTAACTATTTTATTCGGATCTGAGCAAAAACACTCGCATACTCCTGCGCTAACACCAGGAACTAGTTCCATACCGGGGCAACACGGATCAACACAAGTATTCCATTCGGTACCGGATCTTATACCAGGAAGCTGAGGTAAATAGGACGATAGCCATCCGCTTGGTTTACTACACAACACTTTATTAGAAGGACATTCAGTGCATTCACAAGTTTCTTCATTTAACATGGACTCTTCCATGCAGTTTACTTTTTCAACAATGCTTAATGAGGCCAATAAATCTAGTAATAAATCCGCGGCCCTGGCTCCTATCTCGCTCCATCTTCCTCCTATTTCATCCGCGACAGCGACCATATTATTTTGGTTACCTCCTGCAATGGTCTCCCTGCCTTTCTTGATAATACTATTGATGCTATCTTCATCTGCTTTAAGAACTGATGTTAAATTTTCTAATTCTGTTATTTGATTTAAAATCGTATTTTCGCCGATAGTATGATTTCCTATAGATATGGAAGGCCCATGCATAGACTGTAAACTGGTATTCAAGGCCTTTTGTTTAGCTAATAAAAATTTATATCCATCTTCGCTAAATTGAAGACCTAGTTCTAGTGAGGCCAGGTGTTGCTTAAGCGGAATTAATTGAGCTCTAGTGCTATTATAGTTTGATAATAATGTTGCAATTTGTGGAGTAATAACATTAGGAACAATTGGCGAGCCATTAGGACTCCATTGAACAAGCCCGCCTGAATATTGATCAATTAAAATTCTATACTGAGAAGCCAGTTTGGTATTTGTTTGTATGTTTATCATCGTTTGTTTAATATCTTGAAACAAATACTTTGCTTGCTGAGTAGCTGTTCTGATTTTATCTGCAATATCTTGTAATTCTGTTATAATCCCATATGTTTTACTTTTAAGTGACGATAAAATTCCACTCGCATATGTTCTAATAACTACAGCGTTAGCCAGTGGTGTTCTTAATAATGTTAATTGATAAGATAATAGTTGTTTAGCAAAAAACTTTCGACCAGCATTCCTAAATATACCAAATATTGATCCAACGGGAAATAAAACATCTACGTAGCAATCGCAAGGAGGAGGAATCGTAGGAGGGTACAGTAATATACCTAAGTCTCTTTTGGCTCCAGTACACGGTTCACTCATAATTACTCACCATAATAATTAGCGGGACCTATAATATTTAGTAATTCTTTATCTGGATCATATAGATTTTCATATAATAACATTACCATCTTTGAATTTGTCATATGTTCCATCTCATCTTCTATTATAGCGTTGATTCTTTGGTCAAATTCTGTCATATAATTAGATATTTGATTTGGGTCTAAAGACACATTAGAATTTGTAAAAATGGTATTGGTAGCATTAGTAACAGCATTATTGATGTGCCTATTTATAAAAGATGATAAGTTATACGCGTTTCCCGCATCAGGAACAGACCCATTCGCAAAAATTGGATTATATATCTGATTTTCAGTATTGCCTATACTTAATGATATAAAATTCAAAAAATCTAATGAATTATGAGTAGCTTTAGTGTTTTTATTGGTTTTAGCCGATTTATCATTAGATATGATTTGTTCTTGATATTTAACATTAGCTTTATTAGATGGTTTGTTTGAATTATTAAAAATATTGAAAATGCTCATAAGATTTAATTTACCTAAAAAACATGATTGAGTTGTCGGGGCTACGCCAATAACATATTGTAATACACGAAACGAGATTCGTTCAAGTCTTAATTTTTATATACTCAAACAAAAGATCGTGGTGTTGGGTTCGAGCTAGACACAAATTGCTCCGCCGTTCACAGGGTGGTCGAGACTATTTGTAGCCGCTACTAATAGCTGTTGGTATGCGGCACAATCGCCTAGATTAGAACCTGGGACGCAGCAAGTAGCATAATCGGCGGATGCCTCGCCGGTGCATCGAATGAGTTTGTAGGCTTGTATTGTTCCTGAGTCATCCCACGGCGGAGGCCCCGTCTCCTCTAATAGCTCTTCGGCAAATCCGTTGGGACAACCGCAAGGTAGCGGCTGGGGTGAGAGGGTTTGGTATCTCTGCCACTCTCCATTTATCTTAACGCAAGCAACTTGGCCGTCAACAAACGCCTTGCATTCTTGACCCGATGGACATCCGGAGCACCCCTGATTACACTCCTCTAGACTGTTGTATGGTCCGCTTATAGCGTTTAACGGAGGATTATTGAGTGAAAATTGTTGACACGGCATATTTAGATTTTTTTACTATTTTAAAAGATAGTAATTCTATTTTTATGTAATAACTTCTACTGTCGGTTTATCGGATATATAAGGAGCAATAGCAGATTCGCATTGAGCATCTAAAGGACTACCTATAATTGTATTTTCGATTACTTCATTTATGGATATTGATCCTGTTTTCGGAGCTATGTTTTGCCAGACCCAATTCTTTCTGTATCTAATAATACTACTACTACTATTGTACGCACCAGACCAAACTAAAACTCCCACGGCTCCAAACATTCCATTTGCATTACAAAAATGCGTATTACCATGAGCCAATTGCACATTCCAGCCATTACAAATATTCAAAATAGCTGCTCTATATCCACCAAGAGTTGAATAACAATTAGTATGTCCTACGCACGGAGGATAGGGCCAAGTTGTGTTTATTTGAAGCCCTCCAATAGAAGCGTTATAATTTTTTATTTCGCTACACTCAATACTATTACACCCCTGCTCGCACTCCTCTAGACTATTGTATGGTCCGCTTATAGCGTTTAACGGAGGATTATTTAGTGGAAACTGTTGACAAGCCATGTTTTAATTCCTTATCCCACACAATAGTATTGTTTACATTCGCAAGTGTTAGGATCTTGCTCCTGTCCATTAGGGCAAGAATTCTTACAAACCCATTCACAAGCATTCTCGTCCCATCTATATTTCGAAGAC